TCAATCCCGTTCGACAACCTTCATCCTGGCCCTTGCGGACTCGGCAATATCGATCTGATCGCGGAACCGGGTGTACCTCTGAACCATCGGGAGGCTCATACCTATGTCGTTTGAGACTGCGTCTGCATCATAGCCAGCCTTCAGGCGCACAAGGACGCCTGCGCCTCGCAGCCCGTGTATCGTTGGCCCGCGGACGTCTTCGGGGTCGATATCCCATTGATACTTTCTCACCTGTGCAGCGAGCCACTCGCGCCACGTCTCGCACAGTTGTTTGCCGGCTGGAGTCTCGTTGAGCCATCGGCCCCATCTCGCCCGAAGCCGATCGGGCGTGTAGGGCTGCGCACGAGGTGTATAGAGGTAAAGGTCGTCTCGATACCTTTCGATCGGGGCTTTCCAGCGACTATTCTCGAAGCGGATCGGCGTCTCGGCCCAACGATCCAGCTCGAATGCATCAGCTGTGGATAACGGGACGCGAAATGCCCTGCGCTTGCGCCGCGTCTTCTGAGGTCGGCACCAGATCCCATTCCCGTCGCGCTGCTCTGGGCCCATCCTCACGAGATCGCTCTCGCGCTGGCACGTCATAACGCCAAGCTTCACCAAGCGAACGAGGTCCGCTGGCGCGTTCTCGATGACGTAAGTGCGAGCCCACTCCGGCCACGGGACATGTCCGCGATCGGGGATATCCAGGTCCTTCACGTGCTCGAACGGGTTGTGCGGTGTTTTCCCAAGGAGCCCTAACGGAATGCCCCATGCCCAGATTGTGCGGCCCACGCTCACCATCTGGTTCGCCATCACCGGCGTGCCCCTAATCGAATCGCGGAGAAGCTTAACGGCGAAAGGGGAGAGATCCTTTGCAGGGGATAGTCCCCATCCTTCTGGGTTCTCAAACCGCCTCATATGGACTTCATAGGTCGCCTGCGTTCCTTCGCCTAAGCTCTTGAACTCCTCGCTCTCTCGGTACTCCGAGACCAACCGCGAGACTGATCCGGGGGGGCGCTGTGGGTCAATGCTCCCCTTCGCTTCGACTGCCGCCCAGAAGGCTTTGAATGCCGTGTCGGTCGGCTTTGCCATTGGGTCGCCGGGCAATGCCTCCCGCGCACCTTGCTGCCGCGTGTTCCGGTTCGGAACCCAATAATAGTAGACCTTGCCCTTAGCCGAGCGGACCCACTGCACTTCAGGAGGCAGCGAGATCACGGCGGCGACCTTTTTTCGGGGCATTGCGGTACAACTCAGCGGCGGCATAGTAGCGCTTCATCGTATCCTCCTCGGACATGGTTTCAACCGAGCTCGAGTTCACGAGCTTGGCGCCGCTCAATGCGGCGTCCACGTCGGCCCATCGCCACCTCGGGGTTGTTGTCGGGAACCCCGGCGACGGCTTCGGGAGTCGTCCCTCCGCGACCCACTTGTCCCATGTGTCAGGAGATATGCGCAGTTCGGCCGCACCAACCTCTCTGTCAACGTATGCCGGCGTTCTCGTGGGGAGCCGCAGGCTGTCCTTCCTGGCGCCCACTACTACGCCTCCTCATTCTCTTCTTTGAGAACGTCGGCTGCCCAGCTCCAGGCCAATTTCTTGGTGCCTTTTGCCTCGCCGTGGAACTGATAGTGAAGACCCAGCCGCTTGGCGGTAGCGTCGAGGATCTTTCCGACGCTCTTGCGCGGCTTAAAGAGCCGACCCCTTGCCGAATTTCCCACCATTGCAAGAACCCCATGCCGGCCGGGCCCACCCCGGCGCGGGACATCGGTTTACCGTCAGCTCGCGTAGGTTCATCGCCGCTGCTCCAGGGCATTGGTCGCGTTGATGTGCAGAAGCCGTATCCCCGACCGCCCATTCTCGAGAAGCTGGCAGGCACGCAAAGAGAGACCGATTTTCGCAGCCATCTCTCTCTGCGTCAGTCCCAACGCCTTCCGAACCGCTGATAAATCATCTGGGCTCAATGGGCTTCTCCCGCGCCACCCGAAACGCCGCCTCAGCCGCCGGCCGGATCAACTCCCGGATCTCGCGCCGATATTGCCCGCTGCAGTTCTCCCAGCGAAAGTGATTGCGTTCCTTGTTGACCTGGTGGAACGCGGCGGCTGCGGCTTCGACGGCTTGATCGAGCAATGTGTCCATCTCACCCTCCCAACTTCGCGCACCAATCGATGCGCCGCGGGCAGTACCCGGCCAGGCAATCATACGGCATTGCGAGCCCGCGCTCGATCATGATGTCGGCGACGTCCCGGCCACGGAAATGGACCCGCGCGAGAGTGCGCCGGTATCGGTCTTTGGCGCCGGCGCGCTCGATACTGACGCCTTGGGCAACCATCTGGCGCATGGCCGCGGTAGCTCTGTCTCCCAACCGCTTCTCGGCCGGGCAACGCGCGTCGAAGGTCTCAGGGGCATCGAGCCCGATGATCCTGATGCGCTCGCGACCAACCGCGATCGTGTCGCCGTCGAGCGCATGGATGCGCTCTTGAGCGGCGGCTGGCGTGGCCAACAGGAGGGCAAGGAAGGCGGCGAGGATCATCGCTTTTCCTTACCACCCTTGTTCCGCCACGGCGCCTGCTGCTCCCAATCGCCGGCCATGATGCAGCCGTAGGGCTCGATCACGTCGGAGACATCGGCCAGACGGTACTTCTCGATCTGCGCGCGCACCGAGGCGGCGTTCTTGTAGGCTGCGGGCAGCTCGGAAAGATCAGGGATGCCGCAGTAGAAGCGGGCGTCAATGCCCGCCGGTATCTCCGGAGTGTTATCGCGTAGAAATGCCTTTCGGCCCATGTTGCGGCCAGCGCCGTGCGGCGCGAAGCCAAGTGCTTCCTTACGGTCGCGATGCGACACGATCAGGATCGGCTCTGCCATGTTGAGCGGTATGAGAGTGCGGCCGTCATCGTCTTCCGAAAAGCCGGCCCACGACGGGGTCGCGCCCTTGCCGTGATAGAACAGGCCATCGGACTTCTGGAAGACGAAGTTATGCTCGTTCCAGAAGCGGTCGACGACGGCGTTCCCGATCCGCTTGGCAACCAGATCGTGAAGGGCGAAATGGCTCGCCTTCGTCCAGCGCCTTACCCACTGGAGTGCCGACCAGTACGCCTCGCCATCGGCGCTCGACGCCTTGATCCAGGCGTTGTGACTTGGCACCTTCGGCGCGGTGATCGCAGTATGCTTCTTGGCGACTGCCATCCCTCGCTTGTAGAGCTGGGCGCCGAAACCGCGCGAGCCATGGTGGGTGACGAGCGCAATCTGCCCTGTCGAAGCCAGTCGGCCGACATAGGCGAAGTGGTTGCCGTCGCCCTGGCTCCCGAAGTGCCCAAGCGCCATGTTCTCCAATCCCCTGAGGAAGGGGTTATCGAAGGCCTCCGCGAACTCGCGCGGCAGTTGGAGCATGTCCTTGCGCCCTCCCGGCCCGAAGTGCGTGACCGCTTGCATGGCGTCGAGAACGACCTTCGGATCGTCGCCGCGCTTGAACAAGGTCATCGCGACCGAGCAGCAGATGTCGGCCGAGTGGAAGCCGGGATGGATTGCGTCCTTGCACGCGACCGCTCCGCCGACGGGTATCGTGCCTTCCTGCATGCCAGAGGGGCAGGCGTCGGGCATAACGGCGCCAGAGACGATGGTTGGCACGCGCATGAGGGCGTCCATATGCGCCACGACATCGGCGGCATTGGCCCGTTCGGCTTCGGTGTCTGCATCCAGGAACACGCCATAGTCGATCGCGTTTGTCCGCATCAGCGTGGTCACCGGCACCAGCGACTGGATGTCCGAGAAAATGGCATCATCGTTCGCGCCACCTGCGCGCATCTGTTTTGCGCGATCGATCGCAGCCTTAAAATACTCGCCCGGCTTGAAACCCCACGCAATCAGGGTGGCGCCGGTGATTGGGGTGGTCATTGTATCAATCCTTTGGCTGGGCGAGAGCGGCACCGTATAGCGCCTTCACGATCCGTCCGCGACGGTCATGGTATGGTTCCCAGTCGCGAACCCGTCGTCGGTGCTCGTCATCGCTCACGGCGCTGACCAGATCGCAATCTACGATCTTCGCCTCGCTGTAAGGCCAGCCTGCGACCGACAAATAGCCAGTGTCATAGTCGGCGTAGTCGAGCAGTCATTCCTCGCCGGCTGGGCCGGTGTCGGACAATGTCGCCGCGACGAAACTGGTGTGTATTAATGTGAGCCATGCCTCGCCTCTGGTTCGATCCTGTTGATTTCAGGGTTTCCGACACCGTCCGCCGTACCGTTACGAGCATGGAGGAGGAAGCGCGCATTCTCCTTGATAAGTGGCCGGATGAGGTAGAGGTGGCGCCGGCCCGAGTCGCTGCGATGGAAGCATGTCAAGCTGCGATCAACAGTCAGGCGCCCGAGGATGTTGAGGCAGCGCGGCATATTTTCTACAACGCTGCCGACCTCGCTGGGATGACAAAATCTGATACCCATATTGTAGCATTTGGCGCGCCGCATGAGGTATTATTTGAAGAGCGGAAGGGTGCCGGGCGGGGGAGGTGGTATGGGGATTACTTTGCCCGCCCATGTCCCCGCCTCCACAAAACCGCCGCCAGGCTTGGGCTCGAACTTGGGACATGTGCATGATCCGCCGAGCGCGCTGCTCCCAGAATAGGGGCACGCCGCGATAATTGAGCGTTGTTGATCGGCAGAGAAGAACCCGCAGGTTTTATGCAGTGGTACGGCAGGCTGGCCGGGGCAAGTGAAAGCTATGAAACCCGAGATGCCACCTTCCGGCGACTGAAGCGTCGCTTTGCGTCCGGGTGGCAGGCGGAGCGCCGCGAATTGGCGACCCGCTATCGGCATGAACGGGCTAAACCGCGTGTCCGGCATGGTAGCGTCGCGGATCGCGATACCTGATACGTCACCTTTACACGCATTTGATAGTTCGACAGTTGTTTGGTTCGGATCCTGGACATGTGCCAAGCAGCCGCAGGGTTGCAGCAGTGGCCCTGTTGTGATCGGTGGCATCGCTGACTGCCAGATCACGGAGACGGGCGGGATTGTCGGTGGGGGCGGCGGCGGGGTATCAAGTGCAGGGGCTCTCACCTCGCAGCTATATGAGCGCTGGGTGCCGTATAGAACGGTGATCGCTGCCGTAATGCCCTTCTTGCCATCCCGAGTCAGCATGATGTTTCGTTTGCCCCAAGCTATCTCGCTGTTTGGCGGTAAAATAAAACCCTCAGCGCCCCCTTGACGCCGCCCTCCAATCAACTCGGCCTCTTGAATAATACTCGCGCCGGGGCCGGGAGGCCGCCAGCTTATTGTAATAACGACAACGTTGGGATCTTGATTAGGTTTTGCATAGCAAGATAACCCCTCAGATTCCGTCATGCACGCCTCCCAGGCGGCGATTGCTTGTGACGACAGAGCTCGTTGGGCTTCAAATCGATATGTGGCGGCCTGATCTGCGCTTGAGCTTGAACCGCAGTTTTCAGATTTCCAGCTTTGATATGACGAGTCAGATTGCGCAACCTCTGCGTCAAATATTCCGTACGATACACCCCCGCTCAGCGAGCCGCTAGATTTCGCATCGTTAAAAGAAGAGTTGCAAAATTGATTAGTCATGGCGGATTTTGCGGACGATTTATTAACTACATCATGACTATTCATCAAACTACGGTTTAATATACTGTCGCACTGCTGCGCCTGCAAACTTGTGGTTGCTAAGAAGGTGACAACCACCGAAACGCACAGTCTCGCGAATTGATTTTTCATTCTGCCCCTCCCGGTCAGAAAAAATAGGACTTAGAATCAGGCGGGTTCAAAACCTTGTCAAGAATGGATCAGCACTTATGAGTGCGCCTTAGACCAAAATGACTTTCGCCCGAGGCGTTCGCTAGATCGTTCCATAGCTGATAGATTATTGCCCATCAGTGCCTTAATCAGCTTGCCCACTGTGGTCAGTCCTAAGGCCCCTCGTCGTCGCGATCTCATCCGTTTCGGTTCGGGTGCAGTTTCTGCCGCAATAATCAGTGCTGGTCGAGCCGTTGGAGTTGCTGAAATAGTCCGCGCTCAGAGGGCACAGCCGAACGAGCTGATGCGTCCATACCGGGCCGCCGGACAAGAACTCGGCTACCCGATATACTCCATCGATCCCGCCCATCAGGAAGCCTGTCGAGCATGACAGGACATCGGCAAGCAGGAAGGTCTTTGCTTCACTCGTTGTCATGGGCGTTCGCCCTCCCAATCGCAGGTATCACAAGCGAAAAATGAGCTGGTGCAGTAGCCACACGCCGGGTTGACGTGGCAGGAGCAGCCGTCGCCGACGTGGCGAAAACAAGCCCGAGATGCCCACACTCAGGGCACGGGCCGCCTTCCTCTGGCTCTGCAACAGGCTCAGGCGCGGGACCGCAGGCAGACCAACTGCAAACCCGGCATTTGATCCCGGTCGGATTTAAAATACTGCCCGTCCACTCGACGGTGTCGGTGTTGCAGCGGGCGCAGATCATTCGGCGCGATCCTTGCTGTGGTGCAGAGCTGCCGCCATGCGCCCAAACCGGGCGTTGAACTGACGTGAAAGCTCTTCGCGAAGTTTGTCGGCCTCCTTCTGAAAGCGCTCCGCTATAATTTCATTCAGGCGCTGCTTGACAACTTGGGCGGCAATCTCCTCAATTTTCGGCATCATATATTCTCGAAGGCGGGAGCGTATATCCAACTCGACCTTCTCAATGATCCGGGACTGGATCGTATCGACAACGTCACGGTTCGGCGCGTCAAAGCGCCTCTCGATGGTCGCCGCGATCTTGGCGATCGCAGATCTGGCGATCTCGACTTCAAGCCCAGGCTGGCGCTCCAGGATCTCCCGGAGCACGTCCGCCGTCACGATAATTCGGGGTGCCGCGGTATCCGCTGGAGTGTCATTCATAACTTCACCACCAGTTGGGAGATGAGATAGGCCAAACAAACGGCCCATGATGTAAACATACATCGCGATAGCGTCTAAATTTCGGATTCAGCAATACTTGTCTACTCGTCGATCTTTGGTCCCGAGAAAAGGTTCGCAACCACGCAAATGAGGAGGACGACGGCTGCAGTGACTGGAAGTGTCCAGACGAACAAGTGCACGGCTTATGCCTCGTATTGCCTACGCCCAGCGGCCCCAATGACTTCCAGGCGACCGCGCGATACAACGCCGAGAACTGCTGTAGCGACAGCTTCGCGATAGACGGGAAGATACTTGGCCTTATACGCGACCATCCCGGCACGGTATCGCTCCTCCGCCCTGCGGCCGAACATCGCCAGGAAGCCTCTCCCGTCGTCAGCGGAGATAGGCGGCGGCTTCACGCGATCCTGCAGAGCTGGGTGCGAGATCGCGGCGGGGTCGATGGCATAAAGATTCCCGGCGCTTAGCACTGCGCGTTCTTCGCCCGCCGACAGATGCAAGGCGATGCTCGTAAGCTGGTCGAGAGCTGGTGCTTCCTGGTACATGCAAAGGCCCGCGAGCCGGCTGCCATCGAGGCCCCGTAGCGTCAGCCTCAGGGCGCCGTGTCCCTCTGCCGCGATGTCGTGCGCAAGCGAAGCTTCAATCACCAGGCTGTCGCCTGTGATGCAGACCGGCTCACCGCGCGCCAGGGCAGACACATTCGCGGCCCCAACTACAGCGGCGGCAATCACGGCGGCGCGCTTTAGCACTCGCCTTGTTCGCCTCTCGCGCGGTTTTCGATCGAACAGTTTGACGCGGTCGAGCCGCGCAATCGCGTGCTGGAGCTGCAGGTCGCGAAAGATGTCCTCTTGCACCTCCTCGACATTCTCTGGGCCCTCAACCCGGTTAGCGGCGAGCATGCGTACCAGCTTCCTGAGGTGCAGGACCTCATCGGACCGCTTGGCATACCGCCGAATGGCGCGCGGGCTGGTGAGATGGCGCATCGCCCGAGGCGTGGGGGTCATGTTGCGCCGCAGGCGCCAGTGGTCGCGGAAATCCTTGGCGCAGCCGCCTTTCGTCTCGTCCTCGTAGTTCCAATCGGCCAAGAGGACGGCGATCTCGTTTATGGTCCGCAATATTCCGTTCATGCCGTAGAGCGTGAGTGTTGAACGTCGCGGCTCGGGCACTTGCGAGAGCAGCGTATGAGCATAGCGCTCGATCTCCAGGCAGATTTCCCGCCGGCTATTTAGACCCCGCCATTCAAGCCCCCCGATGATTTCCATGAGGCGATCGGGATCGGCATAAAGCCGGCAAACCACGCTTGCCATATCGGTGATCTCGCCGCATTCACCCGCGTTGTCGATGAAATACTCAGCGCGGTCGGGGAGGGCAGTGGTTCGCACGTCCATCTCAGCCACCCCGCATAGGTTTGACCGCGACGCTCTGAGATATGGCGATCTCTTTGGCGTTGCGGCTGACGCGGGACTTGCGCACCGGTTCGGCTGGCGTCTTCACGACATCGCCGGATCCGGACGACACGAAGCGTGAGAGATCCTCGTCCTTGATCATGAGCGCGCGATGCTTCCTGGCATCTGTCGCGTCGCTGAGTGGGGTCTTGCGAGGCGGCAGCAGACCAAAGCCACGCGGCTCCACGATGAAGAACGTAAGCCCTTCGGCCATCTTCTTCTCGATGATGGCCTCCATTTCGTCGTCCTGGTCCTCGGTCCAGGTAATCGACGTGTCGCCCTGTTCGTTCAGAAGCGTGAGGGCGCGCGTGACTTCAGCCGCGGCGCTCATGTTACGACACCTGATTGCCAGGCTCGCCCACGTAAGGCTCGAACATCCAGCTCTCGTCCCAGTGCGCGACGACGTTTGTGTCGTACATTTTGATCGTTCGCATATCCAATCGGGCGCCGTACCCACGGGTCGAAGTCTCGCCGTTCCAGTGATACGTCCCATCTTGGGTCGCTACGACGAGATGCGGCTTCCCTTCGCCTCGCATTGCCATGCCCTTGCGGGGCGTCACGAGGTCCCCGGGCTTGAAGGGGCAGGGCGCCCGATAGCGCTCGTACACTTCCCGGAGCGTTGCAATTTGCGCCTCGGGCAAGATGGAGGACCTATCATTGTCCTCATCGTCCCGCTCGGCTCCCAACGCGCCTGGGTATATGCCTAGTCCAGTGATCTTCATGATAGTTCTCCGAAGAGGGATAAGTGACGGCGGGAACTCCGGTCTCGGGAGGCAGTGAGAGCCCCCGCCGTCGATCAGCCCCATGGGGGAGGGTGGGGCCGATTAGACTTCGTTGACCGCCCTAAGGACCTGTTCCGTCTTATCCAGGCCCTTCTTGGAGCTCTCGGCTCCGGCTGCGGCGATGTTTTTGACCGTCGAAAGGTCCTCGGCTTGCTTGCGGAAGCTGCCTCGGACACGGTCATCAAGGCGCTTGAGCTGCCCCGAAAGATCATCCGTCGAGACGTCAACCTCACCGAAAGCCTCTCGGATGATGTCGATCAGGCCGTCAGCCAGTCGATCCCGCGCGGTCGGCTCGTTTTCCTTCGGCTCCAGCAACTCCTGGTGCCGCTTCATACCCAGTGCCGAGACATAGAGGTCCTCTGCGCTGAGTGAGGCCCGGCTTTCCGACAGCATGGCGAGCTTAGCTCGCTCGACCACCTCACGGATCATCGCCGGGATCTGGCCGGCTACAAGATCGGCGACACCTGTCAGATCGGTGTCCTCAGGCAGAAGGTTGCCCGCATAAGCCTTGATGACACGCACTGCCGTTGCGGCATCGGGCGGCTGGATCGAGATCACTGCGTCGAACCGACCGGGCCGAAGGAGAGCGCGATCGATCTTGTCGATGAAGTTGGTGGTCAGGACGACCATCATCTCCATATCTTTCGTGATCAGGCCGTCGAGCATGTTGACGAGATCATTGACCTCTTCGTCTTCGCGATCGGCCGCCCGGTCGATATCTTCCGCGAAGATCACGCAAGGCTGGTAGGCCTTCGCGAACTCAATGGCTGCCTTAAGGCCCTGCGAGCGATTCAGCATCACGAACGTCCAGCCGTTGTCGATCGCGACCTTGGCGGTAACGCGGGCTGTGAGTGTCTTGCCGGTGCCATAGCGACCTTCCAGCAAGATGCCGCGCTTCAACGGGATCTTGTGCTTCCGGCACGCTGCCGTATTCCGAAGAGGCGACAGGATGTTCGTCCTGATCAGCGCTTCCGTCTCGGCCGTATGGATCATCTGGCTTTCAGTCACGCCCGCCAGGTCCATGAATTCAGGCTGCTGGCTGAGGCTGATATCGCCATCGTCGTCGACCAGGAGGCTGATCGCCCGCCCCCGATAAATCGACGCTTCCCGCATGAACTGCCGGGCCCGGTTGGCGATCTCGATCAGGATCGTGCGGTCCTTGCGCCGAACTTCGCCCTTAATGTAAGCGCCGCCACCGAAGAGACCGACGATAACCGGAGCCGAGACATTCGGGAGCGACATTTGACCAACCGGGACCTGGACGCGGTCAGCGACGTGCGGGCCCGTGATGACGGTCAAAAGGTCGGGTTTAATCTCCCCGAAGAAAGTCATGCGGCTCTGGGCCAACACAACGCCATAGATGTCCTGCATCGCGCGGTTGAGTGCCACGATGGCGTCCCAGGCAGGTCCCGCGACCGTCTCCGTGACGTCGAAGACTTGCTCCTCTTGCTCTTTGATCCGCTGGATCGTGCGGATCGCGTCGTCATAACCCATGCGTGTCGGATCGCCTGGTAGCACGATCTCTTTGCCGTCGTGGCGGACCTGCGTATCGACGGTTGACCAGTCGGTCTTGACAGGTGACATGCTGTTCATCATTTTCCTCGTTGCTTAGTGGCCTGGCCTCGGTTCTCCGGGGCCTCTTTTTTGCGGCTATGGCCGCTTCTCTCCGGCCCGACCGCGTAACTGCGATCGCAACCGACTGAGCTCGTAACTTTTCAATTTCACGCCCTTGTGGATCGGGATGCGGAAGCGCTTTCCCTCGCTGTCGAAGGCCAGGATGGTGTGCCGGCCGCCGTCCTCGATTTTGATATTTCGGGCACCTTCGCGATTAACGAGCCGCAAGGCCTCCCTCAGGGTTCGCTGCACAGCGACCTCCTGGCTTGGAGCACCACAGCCCGACCGTGCTCGCGGTTTCCACTCACTTCGTGAAGGCGGCACGCGACCCTGAACGGGTCGACCCCCAGCCGTCTCCAGAACTTCAATTCACCGATGCGATGCTGGGCTTCATTACCCTCGCGGTGGCATATCGCGCATAGAGGAAGCGCCCACCTGTCAGCCGGCTTGATGCCGACGCCGGTCTCAAGCTTGCGGTATGCCGCGCTCGCCATCCTGAGGTGCGCGGCCTCGCCGCATGGCTCGCAGCCGCACCCAAGGCATGGCAGTTCCCGAAGGAACGCCAAGTGCCTCTCGGACTTCCCCGACCTGGCAACGCGCCGCTTAGTTGCGGGCTGCTTCAGCAGGGCACCGAGCTGGGCCGGCCGGAGTGTCATCAGTGCGCCCCGGACGTGGCGTGAACCTCGCGTGGTTCGCCAGTGCGTTCAACGTCCAATGCGGCATCAATGCATTGGTGTACAAAGTCCAACGTCTCTGCTTGCCGACCGCTGGGAGCTTTCACAATGGCATCCGCGGCAACGATTGCGAGCGCGCCAAAGAGGACAGTCGCATGTAGGGCGGATTCTCCGTTGACCTTCTCACCGCGGATCTCGGCGTATGCCGAAATCGTTTGCTCAAGCAGGCCGGCAAGACAGCGTTCACACATGACGGGGGTCCTTATTTGGCCCTTTCGTCCGACGATCCAGGCAGGCTGGGATCTCCAGTTCTTCGGGCGTTGGCTTGGGACGGATGTTTGGATGCGGTGGCAGCTTTGGCGTTGCTGCAGAAATCGATTGCCGGTCTCTCCCGGCTGTCACGCCCGCCCTTGTGGGGCCGCTGACGTTGGCGCCGGCTGTCCGTCCGGTCGGGTTCGAGATCACCGAAGGTTGCCCCTCTCCCTCGAACTCAGCCGAGCTTGGCTCGACCATTGCGGGCCTTTCGGTTGCCGCCTCACATGCCCTATTTGGCAAGGATACCGTGTCCATCCCGCGCGAACCTGTGGCAGTGACCGTTACGGTGACAGTGTCACTGTCCACTTCTACGGAGATGGAAACTTTCGAGCCCATCAGAACCACACCCGTCGATGGAAGAGGACAGCGGGTCCGGCGATGTAGGGGAGCGCCTCGGGATCGACTTCAGGGTTCCACGCCAGCGCGTTGGCGCGATAAACCTCGGTCGCCGCTTCGTTGCGCGGCAAGTCTTTCAACAAGCCGATTTCGTCGACGAACATATCGCAGTGGCATTTCTGGACGAGCACGCTCACGTGCTCCATCCGACCACCCTCGAGATGTGGCTCTATCAGAGCCTTAAGCGCCTCGAAGCCTGGCTCTGCCGGGAGATCCGTCTCGTGGGTCTCGCACGTGCCGTCGGCCCGAAGGATCTCGAAGACCGTCTTCATGCCTCGGCCCTTCGGGAGCGACCCATGATGAAGTCTGGCTTCATGGTGCCGTTGGGCGGGCAGACGGCAAGAATGTGCCAGCCGTCATCAAGCCGACGCTGCACGTCCCAGAGGTCCGCATTCGGGATCTGCTCGACCTCGCTGATCGACAAAAGGGACTGATCGGGCACATGGACATGCAGGTGATGCTCGTCGCCGCGCTCGTCGGTTCCGCGGGTCCGATAGGCGTGCTCGAAATGCGTGATCTCGAAACGCACGCCATTGCGGGTTAGACATCCGCCATGCGTCGCGAGATCGACTAGAATTTCCTCTGATAAATGGAAGTAGGGCGCCTTCTCGTCCGCCTCTTTCCATTCGGGGAGATTGAGCTGACGCACGCCCTGCCGGAGATCTTCCCACTTGTCTCTTGGGAGTTCGCGGATGGTTGTGGAAGCCTTCCAGTCCAGGTGGATCATCGCAAGCATCACACAGCCTCCAGGTGGCGCTGCAGCCCTGTCAGTCCGCCGTGACTGATCCATGCATCGACAACTTCAGGCGAACCCCAGCAGCCGCCGGGCGCCTCGTTGTAGAGAAACTGCACGTAGTCAAAGAGGAGGTGGCGGTTCATGGCGTCGGCACGTGCGCACGCCTCGCGCAGATCGTTGGACAGAACGGCAGTCAGGAAGCCACCTGGCTGTATCCCGTGTTCGATGTAGCGCCGGAGGGCGTCGCGGCAGTAAACGTGCTGCAAGGCGTTCCAATTGATGTCATCGGTGTTCATCGGACGGACTCCGGGACTTGCTCGCGCAGAGACATCGAGAACGCCATCACTTCGCCTTCAGGTGCGTCTCCTCGCGTGCGCTTGAGGTGCGCCGCATAAAGGTTACGGATGGGCTCGCGATCGTCGGGAAATACTTCCGAGATCTCGTCATCGAACTGCAGCGCGATGGCCTTGACCTCGTCCTCAGTCTTCGCCTGCTCCAGCGCATAGCTGTAGCGATGGAGCAGCGGTGCTGTGGCGTCCGGCGCGTCAGGGTCGTCCAAAGGGTTATCCTCGAAGGGATTGTCCTTCGGCAGAGCTGTGACGCGATCAACCTCCCGGTATTCGGTGCGCTCCAGCGAGATTTCTTTCGCCTCATCGGGCGTCACCAGGCCGAGGATGACCTCGGGACACCAGCGCCGCGCCCATGCGCGGGATGCGTAGTAGAAGAACTGCTGGTCGGTATCCGCTACCCACAGGGGGCTGTTCTTGACCTTGATGTCCTTGAACTTCGGGCTGTCGTAAGTCCTGATTTCGCCCGACCGAAATTCGCCTGTGATCCGGCACGAGCGATCCGCGCCCTCGCCGAAATACTCGACCTTCAGGAGCCCCTTCAGACCCGCGCGCGCATTCACGACCGCGTTGATGAGCTGCGCCTCGTAGGCGATGATGTCGTTCACCAGGTAGGATTTGGACGCCACCGCGAAGGGGTCCATCTCCCACCGCAAAGCCCGCATCAGGATCGCAAAGCACACGCCAGGCTCTTTGCGGCAGTGCTTCGGCACCGCCGGGCCGGCATTCGCCATCAGCTCAGCCGCCTTCAGGACTTCGCCCATCGACCTGGGCGCGAGCGTCCCCCCGCCCTGGGTCTGCTGTATCGGCACCCCTTCCGAGCGCGTTATCTGCATGCTCATGCTGCCGCCCTTCCGAGCCATACCGGCCATTCTTCATCGGCAATGACGTGCACCGGGTTCGCATCCACCCAGATGTCGTCACCGAAAACCTCGTTGTATTTGCGCCAGCTGCGCAGCCCGGCATCGACGTCCTGCCGGGCCATCTCAAAGGCCCGCGTGTCGGTGTTGAACTGCAGCGCGCGGGCGATGGGGCTGCCTTCGGCCTGGTAGAATACCCACACCCACGTGAACTGCTGCGCCGCCACGACCTTCGTCAGCCAAGCCTCGGAGTGATCTCCGAAGACCTTTTTGGATTCCACGAAGCCGGCGATTTGCTCTCGCGCGTCGATGTAGTGTGCCGCTTGGACGTCATAACGCCGCTGGGCGATGGTATTCATGATCGCCCGGTCGATCGGCATATCGCGCGCATTCCGGAATGACTTGAGGTCAATCACGGCACGGGGCTTCAGGTAGTCAAAGCGTGCCTTGCACCGAACGCCATCGCGTGTCCAAAACACCGACACCTCGGGCATTCCGCCTGTAAACGCCTTCGCGAGATGCGGGTTCTTCGTGATCATCTTCGACGATATAGAAATCTCGTCGTAGGTTTCAGGCTTTAGGACTTCGCGCCCTTGGGCCAATACCTCGGCTTGTTCCACGATGCGATCCCACACGGGCGCGCTCGCATCGGCCGAAAGCACGCGCTTGACCAGCTCCGCCTTGGCACCGGTCTGCGCGAACCCGCGCTGGAGCAGCCAGCGCTTCAGGTCGTCGATAGTGACGAGGAGATCCTCAAAGTCACTCTTGCTCGGTCCGCGGAAGTATCGCGCCTCGAACGCGCCGCGCCCCTCACAGATCAGGGCATGGAATGCGCGCCCCCACAGTAGCGCTTCGGATTCTGACCGCTCCTGCGCGACCGGGTTCCGCTGCGAATGCCACCACCATTCCGCGGGCGAGATCAACAGGCGCCGGATGTCTGTTGAGCCAAGCGCGTCATCCGCGTGGTACTCATCCGCATCCAGGTTGAAATAGACGCCGTCAGCGTGCCGGATGGGAGATGGTTTCATGCTGGCACCTCAGCGTGCGCCTCGCGGATGCGGGCGATCAGGGGCATGACGTTCGAGGGGTCTGGGGAGATCCCGTCGGAGAGCGCGAGAGCCCTTGCGAGAAAGGCGTTGTCGCGCGGTAGACCGGCTTCGATCAGAACCGTCAGTACGAACTCGATCTGGTCGAGCCGCATCGCGTCTGCCCGCGAAACCGTCCTGAGCGCGTAGATGCCGTAAATGCGGGGATCGATGCCGGAGAGGCGAAGCTCAACCTCCATGCCGATCGCTACACTCGGAAGGCGCTTTTCCCGATAGCTTTGGACACTCCGCTCCAGGCTCTTGGGGGCCCGGTTCGCGAAGAGCCGGGCTGCATCGTCAATTCCCTGGATGTCAGTTTGCCAATCCATCATCTCTGCCCTTTGAGAATGATGTAATCGTACATCGATACGCATCGGCGTCAATGTCAAAATACATCAAAAATGGCGAAGCCGCGATGTACGCTTGGCGCTAAAAGCCCGATGAAAACTGTGGACAAGTCTGCGCGCGCGTATGCGAGCGCTCGCGCGGAAACACGAACCTATAAACCTATATCGTAGGGCTCTACGATGAACGTGTAGCTTAGCTCCCAACGTTGAAGCGCGTAGCGCTCTTCATCAGGGTTGAAGCAAAACCAGAAATGTAGTGAAGTTCAGAGGTTCCGCGCGAGAACTGAGTGGCGGCCCAAGTTCACACTTGGACGACTGCGCTAGCTTTCGCGGGGTAGCCGGTTTCTGCGGAGCACGTCGCGCACGTACCAGATCTGAGCGATCGACGAATGATCGATCGGGAGGGATACATCAGGCATACCCGCGACGTTCTTCGGGATGGGTTCGTAGAGATCGACAAACAGCTTACGCTGCCGTTGCGTCACGTGACGAAGCGTCCATTCCGTCAAGCCGCCGTCATAGGCGCGCTCGACCAAAACCTGCATTCCATCAAAAGGCTCGATCTCGATATCGCTGAGCCGGTAGGCGATTAGATAGAACCCTCGCGGAACACCACCACCCAAGCCGGAATCGTCGTCCATGCGAAATGCGCTTGGCGTTGCCCCGCCGAACCTGCTATCAGGAACGACTTCGACCGTTTCCTCCAACTCCATTACACGCCCCCTAAAAATCCCGACAGCTACTCCAGCCGTGACCTGAATTTTGGACACAGCCGGCGCGATCAGCTTAACAGGGGGCGGATTTGCGCCGCTCAATCTTTCGAGAGGCACGTTCAGACCGCGGGCAATGGCTTGCGCCTTGTCAATGCCAGGCGCCTTGATCCTGCCGGCGGCGATTTGGATCAGGTAGGTTTCCTTCAGACCGGACCGTCGCGCGACCTCGCGCAGCGATAAGTCGCGGCTCTGGATGAGATCGCGAAGGAGCTGCGGATCGATCGAGTAATTCGGGCCCTTGGCTCTGGTCATGGCGATGGCCATTAGACCGACCCGCGCGATCGGTTCAATCCGGCCGCGACCGAGCGCAATGATGTACAACGCGCTTGACTTTGATGTATGATTACATCATAGCTTTGGCTCATGATCACACCGCGCTCCTCCATCAAGGCCACACTTGTCGCCGAACTACGGGCCCATGTGGATGCCGTAATGGAGGCGCATGGATGCGCCCTTTCGGGCGTTGCTGCACGCGTCGGGATATGCCAGCGGCTAGTTCGCAACATGATCGGGGGCGGCGGGTTCACGATCGACCTCTACGAGCGTCTCAGGCGTAGGCTCTCCATCCTTCAAGAACTGCCACGCGGGGATCGAAATTCGACCCGCGCAGAAGTTCTCAGGCTTGACGAAGGCGAGTCGAGCCCTCCTGAAGAAGGAGCCCTCCCTCAATGACACGCAAATCTTTGCAAGACTGCAAAAAATCTTTGCAGGCCGCCCAAGTCCTCGCTGATCGCGTGGTCGAAAGCGAGGCCCGCCGAACCGGGGAGGGCACGGTCGAGGCCCTCAGCTCTGCAGCGAGCCGGTTCGGGTTCCCGCGTAGCTTCTTCTGGGCGCTCCGCTACCGGCCCCGTGACATCAAGACAGAATGGTTCGAGCGGCTGTTGGCGATCTATGCCCAGCTCGTCGAGGACGAGATACGCCGTTTGGAGCAGGACATCCTTTTCGTGAAGGCAACCGTTGGGAAGACCAATGCTGTGGCTAAGGCTCGTCTGGATGAGGCTGAAGCTCTGGTGGTCGAAGCTCGGCATAAACTGAGGGAAGACGATGGCCGAGGATCAAGCGTCGAACGTGGATCTGGACGAGAACAAGTTCTTCACGCATCTGCGTGAGATCGAGAGCGCGGAGCGGCGCAAGGATGAGTGCGTCTCCGGCCTGCGGAACGCCAGGAAGCTGGCGCAAGGCGCTGGGGTCAGCCTCAAGGAGTTTGACCTCATCCGCAAGCTCAACGGTTTCACCCGCGATGAGCTGATGTCGCTGATCAATCGGCTCATCCAATACGCAAAGTATCTGCGCACGCCAGTCATCCAGCAGCTTGAGATGTTCCGCCCCGAAGAGGCTTCGGAGGACGAGATGCTCGACGAGGCCTACGGGAAGGGCGTCGTCGCCGGGAAACGCGGCGTCGAGACAGCTGCGAACCCTTGGACGCTCGACAACCCGCTCGGACAGCGCTGGGAGGCTGGCCGCCTGGACGGCGCCAAGCTGTTGCAAGCCGCGTAGTGCTGCTGGCGATCGACCCCGGACGCAGCCTTGGCTTTGCTTCGGAGCACAGCAGGGGCATCAAGACCGGGGTTCAGTCCCTGACCGGATCTAGCGAAGGCGCTGTGTTCCTCGCTGCCCGGCAATGGATGCGGGAGGCCCTGATGGGCCCCATCCACGAAGTGATACTGGAAGCGCCAATCCTCCCTCACGGTAAGACCGTCTCGATCGCCTCCAGGCTCGTGTTGTTTGGTATTCGCGCCCACCTGATCGCGGTCGCGCACGAACGCAACGTGTCGGTCACGGAGGTCGAGCCCGCAAAATGGCGGAAGCCCTTCCTGGGCTGCGCGCGGGCTCCAAGGGGCGTCAAGGACGGCAGGGCCTGGCTGAAAGCCCGTGCCCTGGAGGAGTGCAGGCTGCGCGGGTTCGATGTGTCCGGGCCGGACGAGGCCGAAGCGGCAGGCATTTTGGTGTGGGCTCAGGGGCGCCGGTCGAACCATGGACAACAGCGAGATCTTTTCCCAGATCGCCTCGGGGCATGATCTTTCCGGCACGTCCTGGACGGATGGCCGTCGCGAAGCTGCCCTGCGGCTTTGGGACCGCGGGGCAACTTTCTCGGAAATTGGGACGATCCTAAGCGTCAGCCGCTCGGCTGTGGCGGGCTTCATCGATCGCTGCATCAAGAAAGGTATGACAGTGCGCCGGCCGAAGGATTGCGGCCAACTCTTCCGCGGCCGAAAACGCTCTCGGCGCAGCCCGGCGCCCTCGTCTTCGTCGAAATCAGCCATAGTGCAGCGGCGTCCGGCTGAGTTTGTCAATCGCATCTCGCTCGTGCCCGAGCCCGAGCCAGATCGCCCTGTCGATCTGATGGGACTGCGTGATCGTCATTGCCGGTATCCGCTTTGGTCGTTCCAAGCGTCACCAGGCCTGTTCTGCGGACAGCCTCGGAGCGGAATCCGCCCCTACTGTGCTGCTCACTGCGAGGTCGCCTATCGGCCAGCACCAGCCAAGGGAGCGCCCAATGGTCGCTAGAGGTGCAACGTACGAGCGAGCCGAGCGCGACTTCTATGTCACGCCGGCTTGGGTGACCGAGGTCGTGGCGAGTCAGCATGCCTTTCGGCCGGTGATCTGGGAGCCTGCCTGTGGGAACGGCGCGATCATGGAGGCGCTCGGGAAACGCGGGCACACCGTCTACGGCTCCGACATCGAGCCGGTCGGTATCCCGCAGGCAAAACGGCTCAATTTTCTCACCGAGGCCTGCCCTTGGCCGATCGACGCCGACATCGTCACGAACCCGCCCTATGGCCGGCAGGGGCGCATTGCCGAGGCCTTTATCCATCGAGCCCTGGAATACACGCGGGGGCACATGGGCTCAGTCGCCATGTTGCTGGCGGTTGATTTCGACAGCGCTAAGACGCGCGCGCGCTTCTTCCGCGAGCATCCTGCCTTCTGCCGAAAAATCGTTCTCACGCGCCGCATCGTCTGGATCGAGCGCGACGGTGCCAGTCCCTCGCAAAACCATGCCTGGTTCGTCTGGAATTGGCGAAGCTCAGGCCAAAAGCTCTTGAGCTATGGAGGCTGACGATGCGGACGTTCGCAGCACAGGTGGCAGCTCGTGTGCCCGAGGCCGTGGTGGTTGAGCAGATCCTGAAGTCGACCGGAATGCGCGTGCCCGCTCACCGGCAGCAGCCGTCCCGTTGGCGCGGGCGGGACTTCTATCCGCTTGGCACGGCGATGCGGCTCGTGGAAAGCCACGGTGAGATCGTGGTCAGCACGACGCTTCGGTTGCTTTGCGAAGTCGGCTTTTCCGACGGCCCGCGCGCGGATCTCGTTCGGTCATTGGCTGAGATCGTCCGCATGAACCCCCTCTGGGTGAAGGATTGGCGCGGTCTTGTGACGGCCCTTCGTGGGCTCAGGATAGACCGCTTGCGAGCAGAGGCCAGGAAACTTGGCACACCCGGAGCCCTGACGCGCTTGCTCGTTCAAGATCTTACGGTCGTGCTTGGGAGCGGGCGATGACGATCGGCGTGGTCGAGGCCATCCAAGCGGGCTGGCGCCGGGGCATGAACACAGCCGAGATCGCAGCCTGTCTGCGAGTCAGCGAGGCCTTTGTCTACAACGCTCTGGCGAGGATCAGAGATGCCCAGCGATATCGAAAGCCTGCGGGACGAGAACGAGCGCCTGCGAACGCGCATCGCGGAGCTGGAAGACGCCCTGTTCTCCGCTGACGCGGTCCCGGCCTGCCTCGGGCTTACACGCAGCGAAAGCAACATGATGCGCATGCTGATGGCGCGACCCATGGTAACACGCCGGGTCCTGCTCGGCGGACTGTACAGCCACTTGCCGAAAGATGAGCGACCGAATCCGCAAGTATTCGACGTGTTCGTGATGCGGATACGGCGGAAGCTTCGTCGATTTCGCATCCCCATTCAGACCGTCCGGGCAAAGGGATGGTCACTCCCCCCTAAATCCCGCGCTCGCCTGCGCGCGCTTGCGGAGAAGGAAGCCGATGTCTGAGATCCGTCAGTTTCTCGCGACCAAGATCTGCCTGGTATGCGGAAAGCCCGCTTCATTCGGCTTCGGGGTACGTCTAACCGAGGGAAAGCTCGGACGTTGGTACTGCGCCGATCACCGCGAGGACCAGCCAAAGACGCGGGAGAGCGCAAAGAAATGAGCACGTCCGCGCGTGGCCGCTACGACCCCGACGAAATTGACGATCTGAAGTCTCGCACACCGCTGTCCTCTATTTTTGCACGGTTTGGCATCCGCGTGCGTGCATCCGGCAGAGCCCAGATGTGCTCTTGCCCATTTCACGCCGAGCGCACCCCGAGCTGTTTGGTCGACGACAAGCGCGGGACGTTCAAGTGCTTTGGTTGCGGCGCGGCTGGTGACCATATCGATGCCCTCGTGCATCTCCGGGGCGTCAGCTTCCGTGAGGCAGTCGAGGAGCTGGGAGGTGTACGGAGGCTTACCCCTGACCAAAAGCGCGCGGTGCTGGAACGCCGCGAGGAGATTGAAGCTGAGGAACAGCGGGAGCGAGAGAAATCACGCGCTTTGGTGGTGCGCCAGTTCGATGAGGGGCAACAGATCGGCGGCACGCTGGTTGAGGCGTATCTCAAGGCGCGGGCGCTTTTCGTCTCTCCCACCTGGACTTTTGATCTGCGTTTCCATCCGGCTCTACGTTATACCGGCTTTGCGGACGCCAACACTGATGAGCCCACTCGGCTTGGTGAATTCCCTGCCATGCTGGCCGCCATCCGGGATGTCCGCGGCGACCTGATTGGTGTCCATCGCACTTATCTGGACTCGTCCGGTCAACAGAAGCTGACACCTCCGGGCGATCTCCGGCGCAACAAGGCCAAGAAAGTGCTCGGCGAGATGCGGGGCGGGATGATCCGTCTGTCGCCCCCGTCGCGGCACCTGGCGATGGGCGAGGGTATCGAGACGTCCCGGTCATGGTACGATCTCGGATATGGCGGGGATGGCATCTCCATCGCATCGGCCGTGTCGCTCGGGAACCTCAGTGGCGGCGCCACCGGCTCGATCAAGCATCCAAGCCGCGAGAAAGCCCTGATACCAAACGGTGAACCGGACCCGGATCGACCGGGCGTCGTACTCCCGATCGAAATTGAGGAGGTGACGCTCATCGGTGACGGGGACAGCGACGAGGCCATGACGCGGGCCCGCCTGCTTGTTGCCGGGAGGCGATTCCAGGACCTTGGCCGACAAGTCTTCTACTGCATGGCGCCGGGCGGCAAGGACTTCAACGACGTTCTGAGGGAGCAGGTATGATTCTCCCAACATCGCTCGCGGCCTTCTGCGTCACACACCCGCTGCTTTCTGAGACCGCCACGCTGGCGCTGATGAGGCGAAGCCCGGAGCCCGAAGATTGGCGAAGCCTCCTGCGAGGGCGGCGTCCGCCAGTCCGCTTCGTTCATGAAAAAGCCACGTGCCCGCTGTGCCGCCAGCCGACCTACGACATGGGAGCCTGGTGGCCGGTCGCTGGGCCCGCGACGCATAACCGATTCTGGCATGCGTGCTGCGTCCAGACATGGCGAAACTGGACAGCATATTCGGATCTCGGCGGATATCTTTCTGCCCGCCAGAACTGGAAATGCGCCATCTCGGGCGAGCCGCTGCAGATCATCCGCGAACGCCAGATCGACCAACCGGATGGCACGACAGAGATGATGGCCACACGTTACGCGACGCGCATCGAGATCGACCACCGTATCCCTCTGTGGCAGGTGCGTGCCGAGGCCGAGAGCCACCGCTGGCCCGACATCTTACGATACTGGGGCCCAAGCAATCTGCAGGTCCTTTTGCCGGCGATGCATGTGGCGAAGACCAAGCAGGAAGCCGCTGATCGCGCTCGCGCGAGGGTGGCGGCATGACCGACCTTCCTCCAATCCAGAGCTTCGAGGATTTCGAGAGCGCATCAGCTCCCCTCGTGACGGCGCCCTTTAGATCATCGTTCGGCGCCATGACCGTCAACGAGGTGCTGACCCTGACAATAGAGGAGCGTTGGCTCGTCCGGGGCTTTCTGCAGGAGACGGGGTTCTCGGTCGTCTTCGGTCCACCTGGCACAGCGAAAACATTCTTCCTGCTCGACGTGGCGTTGCACGTGGCGCTCGGCTGGACCTGGATGGGGTACGACGTGCGGCAGGCTGGCGTCATCTATGTCTCGGCCGAGGGCCAGTGGGGGGTGCCTAAGCGGTTCCAAGCCTGGGCACAGGAGCACGGGGCTCCGACCGGCGCACCCTTCATCCTGATGACCAAGCGCGTGAACCTTCTCGACCCCGAATCCGTGCTGGAGTTCATTCGCGAGGTCGAACATCTCGGGAAAACCATGCTGATCCGGCCCGGCCTGATCGTCTTCGATACGCTGGCTCGATCGATGCCGGGTGCAAACGAGAACGCCGAGGGCATGAGCCTGGCGGTCGAGGCAATCCAGCGCATCTCCGAAACGACCCGCACGCAAGTCGTGGCCGTGCACCATACCGGAAAGGACCGGGAGAGGGGCGCGCGCGGCTGGTCTGGCCTGAAGGGGGCAGTGGATGCGGAGATTGAACTCCAGAAGGACGAGTCCCGGCTCATCACAGCGCGTGCGTCTAAGGTGAAGGATGAGGCTGACGGATCTCGCGTGAGGTTCCGCCTGAAGCGCCTGGTCATCAAAGAGGATGCCCTCGGCAGGGAGATCTCGTCCTGCGTGATCGTGCCGACTGATGAGACCGAGCGCGTCCAGCGGCCTGAGACCCGCCTCGTCGAGAAAAACAAGATCGCCTACCAGTGCTTGGTGCAGGCCATCCTCGATAGCGGCACCGACGGAGCGCCGGGCGGCGGCAAGCGCGTGAAATGGCAGATCTGGCGGGACGCGTGCCGGCGCGGTGGGCTTCTGTTCACTGAAGACGACGCGAAATTCGACAAGGTCTTCGCGGCGGCCGGCACACATTTGCGGTCTCGCGGCATTATCGGAGTGGAGGCCCCCTGGGTATGGATATGCAAGTGACGACCTGGACCCCAGGGGACGTTCTACTGCGCTTTATCGAGGCGGCGGATACCGAGCGACGCCTACCCGTTCATATCGGGCCGGCCGGCTACCGATCCCAGATGCCAGAAGTCCTCCGCGAGACCTGGGCGGATGCGAACTCGCAAGAGGAGACACGGGAAAAGCAGGAATGGCACCAGTCTCTCACGCGCTTGGCGCGGCCGAAGCGTGACGCGATCCGCAGGGCCGAAGAGGCCGCTGACTGGCATATTCGCTACCTCGACAAGGTCATCGCGCGAACGCTTTGGCGCTTTTGCTTCTGCCGGATCTTCGGGACGTCATTCCAGGACGTCTGTAGGGCCCGCGGCTGGGTGCCAAGAACCGCCTACCGTCGCCTCGAGAAGGGGCTGAAGGCGATTAGCGACGGGCTCAACCAGAGCAAAGCCGGCTTCGAGAGCGCTGACCTCGACCATCTCGCATCGCTTGGTCTTATCGATCCTGATTCGCTCGCCCCGGATGCCTCACCAAAGCACTGGAGCGACGGCGAACCGCGACAGACCGGGCCCGAAGGGCTGATTTATGTGCGCTTGCGGCGGACGAAACGTGACAAGAAAAAACGCAAGCGCGGGAAACGCTTGCGTTCTTGATTGAATGCTACCGACCAAACGAGTCAGCGTTTTGGCTCGACACCGTGTCTCAAACTGCCATCCTGCCCGCGGCGATTGGGTAATACCCGATCTTTCGCTGGCGAGACCCCACAATCTCTGCCCTGAGCACGCGGGGTCTCGCTCAGCCGAATGTCGGAGGCGATACCCCTTCTCGCTTCAACTGAGCGAAGCGATCGAGCTGCGGATAATCCACCTCCTCGACCTTGATACCGAGGTGGTGTTCGAGCCAGGCGGCAACGATGTGCCGATGGCACCACTGGCTGCCCGCCTCGATCCTCAGCGGGCTCTCGTAGCAGAGCAGTGCGGCGGGCTTGCCTCCCGTCAATGCCTCCAGGTCCTTCGCGACTTGGTCGGGCATCAGGCGGCCGAGAACTTCGGCCTTGTAGCGTCGCAAATACTCCTCGCTGCCGACACTGTTAAACCAGGAGCCGGGGTTCAGTTTGGTGTATCGGCGATAGCCGGCGGGCTGTCCGCGTGGGACCCCGCGAGAAACCCCGACACGGACGATGCCGTCGGGCAATTGAGCGAACCACGAAGCGGTATAGATTTCGATCATCTGACGTCTCTTCTGTTCCCTGGGGATGACCAAACACTCTTCCTGGTGGGCTTCTGGCGCGGGGCTCGTTGCGAGCCTGGCTTGCGTGTGTCATCAATCTTAGGTCCTCCGCCCGCAACTGCGAGCGATCCTGTGGTAGGGATTGGACCAGAGGGCCGGCTGTAAGGCCGGTCCTCATGTCACCCTATGATGTAACTATACATCAATGTGGGCGCGTAAGCTCTCGTTTTGCGGGAGATGTCAACGGTTATGCGCCCTGAAGCCCATGATCGTCACACGCTCCTGGGTCAGCTCCCAAATTTTAGCGAAGTGCCCGCGGCACTTGCCGATCCACTCGCGCAGCTTCGCCTGGTTCTCGGGCTTCTGCAGTGCGTCATGCAGAGCGCGGATCATGTCGGCTGAGATCTTGTCGATCAGCAGTGGCTGGAAGCCTTGATGGTCCGCATTGAACTCGAACGAGCCGGTGCGCTTGAAGCGCCCTTCATCGGGCCACACGAATGCCCTGGCGTTACCGCCGGATGCTTCGAGAAGCGCCTCCCATGACGCGATGGTGCAGTTGCGCCATGTGCCGCCGACGCGACCTTCCTGGTCTTCTCTGAGTTCGAGCGCATCTGGTTCATCGGCCATTGCCATGCGCCTCCGCGATCATGGCATCGGCGTACTCGTAGCGCATCAGTGCCCATACGGCGAAGAACGCCGCGCGCTCCTGGTCATTGTTGAGGTTAGGCCGTCCGCCGTGTACCGCCATCGCCGCCAGGTAGTCGACCGGGGCATGGGCGGCGTAGTAGTCGCGTAGACACATGCCTTGGCAATAGGTCTGATTCCATGCGCCGTCCGGTGTTTGGCCTTGCTCGCTGGGAAACACCGGCCCGCCGTCTGGTTTGTCGGTCATAGCAAATACCCCTCAACGTCTGGATCAATTGGCAGGCCCATCGCGCGGTCAAGCTCGGCGTCGATGACGCGGCTTGCGATTGATGGCTCGTCGTCGGCTGGTGCGCGCCCGACGCGCTCGAAGATCTCGATCAACGCGCGTTTGTGGGTGGCAGCGTGCTGTTTGACGGCCTGGATGGTCGTGAAGCGCTTGTGACAGGCGCCGCACATAAAGCGACGGTCTTTCATTGCAGGCCCTCCGCTTTGGCGACAACCTCACGGACAGTGGTGACCCATTCTCCGAACCATTCGACCAGGTCGCCGCCGTTGACGCTGTTGTTGTCGTCGGGCTGGCATCCGGGCTGCGGTGGCGTATCCGAGGCGACGGCGAATTGCGGCCAGTCGTTCACGGCGCGCATGAGAAGCGCCAGCATCGCCGGCGCCGCACGCAGGATCGGATCAGCGTCCATCTTGTCGCCGATCGCAGAGATGTCGGCGCGGAGCTTGTCGGTCTCGGATTTGATGGAGCCGCCGATCCTGGTAATGATCGCCTTGGCGTCGTTGACGGCAGCCACAGCCTTCCGTGAGTATTCGTCCTCGCCTGCGTCGATCATGTCCTCGGCGCGACTTTCGGCATATGGCAGGACATTCATCAGAGCGACGAGAAGCTCATCGGCGGTCGCCTCGCCGGAGAAGATGGTGATAGGGTCAGCGCTCATCTGGCTGGTTCCTTTCATTGAGCGCGGCGGTAATCTCAGCCGCCTTTTCGTTCGCACGGCGCTCGCTCATGTCGAGGGCGAGCGCGTAGGATTTGCCGCTCCGGGTTTCCACCACATAAGCCAGGAAATGCTGGGTGCGCGGGTCGTAGAAGGCCGGAAGCGAGTAGTAGGAGGGCTCAGGCATTCAAGCCCCCAGCGCGATGGCCAGGAGCCCCACAAGGCAGCCAAGGCCGAGAATGAGGGACTGGAAGGCCAGCGCTTCGCCGGCCCACACGAGGCAGAGCTTGGTGCGAGTCATGGCCACCTCCGGCTGGAAAGCCCGAGTTCGCGGGCGCTGAGGCGCTCGACCGGCTCGGGATCGGCTTCCTCGTCTATCCGGTTGGCTTGGGCCCGCAGGGCATCCTCGAAGGCGTCGAGGTTCTGGATATCCGCAAGCGGCGCTTCGACTTCCCTGGCCAGAAAGGCCAGCAAGGCAAGAAGCGCTTCGTCGGCGCGCTTGAAGCGGTCGGCGACGCGCCGGAGCTCGTCGCTACTCGGATTGTCATCAGTCGCGATGAAATCATGAACAGCGTGATCGAGCAGGTTCGCAAACCGGCTAGACTGCTCCTTGATGATCTGGGCTCTGCTCTTTTTCATGAGAGAGCTCCAATCTGCAGCGGCGCCGCACCGCCGTTGACGGGCTTGCCGAACCCCGCTCGATCACCAGCATCGCGACCCTGTTGGTATGCCGCGTAATCGCCGGGTGTGGGCCCATGCGGCCGGTAGGGAGTGCCCAACTTCATATCGCGCTTGGCCATTTCGGCAGTGATCAGGTCGCGCTTGCGCGCGTCGACGGGGCGGGCCGCGCAGATGTCTCTCAAGCGCTCATTGATCCGACGAATGATGCCTTCCTGGAAGGATTGGCGCTGACGCTCCACCTCGTAGGGTGACCAGCCGTAGCTGCGCTGGGCCGACGAGCCGAACATGTCGCCCTGGCGGGTGTCTCGTCGCCGGCAGCTTCCGCTATGCTTCGGCCGAGCGGCTGTCATCAGATACTCGGCCGACTTGCGGTTCACGAAGATATCGAGACTTTCCGTGAGCCACGTCGCGAACATGACGTCTGAGGAGAGGCCCACAAAGTAAACGGCGCCCTCACGTCTGCAGGGTAATACCTCGCAATACTGTCCTATCCAATATGCCATGCGTTCCGCCGCCGACGTCTTGTAGCTGCGAGGCTCCCGATACCGGGTGTACTCGAAACCATCGGTTTCGAGACCTGCCAATTCGATCTGATACTGCCTCAGCAAAGCCTGGGCGCGCTCGGCCGCGGCAAGGGCTTCGCCTTCCGTGCATCCGTTTTCGGCGGTTTTCGCAAGCAGCGCCTTGATGCGTCTGATGATGGCATCGCGGTTCATTGGGTTGGCTCCTGTGGTAGAGGGATGATGTAAGTATACATCAATACGCTCGCAGGACCACTTAAAAGCGTTATTTGTCAGTTATTTATGCCTCCGCTGGGGAGCTGTCGTGGAGCAGGTTCGTGAGAGCGCCGCTTCCGCAATTCCAGGTCTCCAGCGGGCCTAGTGTCGGGTGACTGCCGTCCCAGGGGCGCTCGATCAGGCACCGCCCGGCCACATGCCCTGAGTGATCGGCCGCGATGACCAGCACGCCTTCCTGGCGATCTTCGCTATCCTTGGGCGCAACAGGGGGCCGGCCGTCGTCGGCGCTTGCGATCCACGCTTCGCTGACCACGGCGTACCGCGGAATGCCAGCCTCACGGAAGCTGTTCCGCAGCGCGTTCAAGACGATGCCTCTGTGCCGATCGTTCTCGAATGGCGCCTCGATGATGACGAGATCGCCGGCCGGGCTTTGCATGAAGAACGTGGTGAGCACTTGGCCGCGATCATGAAACGAACCGGCTGCATAGCCGTGTGCGAGCTCGAAAAGCTTCTGATTATCAAACGGCATACCTGGCCTCCTCGGCTTCGATGTCTCGCACATGGGCGAGCACATCTTCGGATGTCATGCGGAAGGGTTCGTTCTGGGGGAGAGGCGCAATCGCGCGGAACTTGAAGCGCTGATAGAGCCGGAGGGCGCGCGCCTCATCGCCCAGCACGTCGCACAGTAGGGCAAGGGCGAGTTGCGCGGGACCCGAGCCCCCATAGCCCCAGGCAAAACCGGTAGGGCTGTGATCGCGTAGGTCGAGGCGGGGAGGGAGAGGGCGCAGCGTGGCGCCCTCAGTGATCGACACGATCCCAAATTGGCGGGCGGTGTAGGACTTCATTGCACCCCCGCTTGCCTAGTCTCCTCTTTTTCCAGCGCCGAGGCGGCGATGGTCGCGATCTGGGCCACCGCCTCGGGCAAGGATTCGCTGAGAACGCGGCCTGAATCGACGTAGTGGCCGCAAACGATCCCGATCGTCGCACCAGCGATCTGCGTTGCGAAGCTGAGAAGGCTGGCGTCGATTTCCTGGGTCGTTTGCCCCCGAGCATGCCATTGCTTCAGATGGGCGTTCATGGTGCTTCCCACGTCCTGAAGCAACAGTCGAATGTCCTGGTTTGAATCCATTGGAGCCTCACATTTGACGGCCTGGGCGGCTCCCAGGCCGATGTTTCGGGGTGGGGAAGGGATTACGCGACCTTGTCGAGCCAGCGCTTGGCTTCGAGCTCCAGGTCGAGGCGCGCGTCCTGGTGCAGAACGTCCTGAGACATGCGCGTCATGCCCTGCGCGGCATCCCAGACCGAACGCACGGGGTGCTGCTCGTCTCGCTCCACGATGGCGATGAGGTCCTTAGCCCTCTTGCTGGACAGGCCGCGGTTCTGAAGCCACGCGAGGGCTTCCTCGTCGTTGTCGGCAATCTTGGCGTCTTTCGCGGCTTGAACACCCTCGATGAGCTTATTGTCTGAGCCATTTGCGAAGGACTGCAGCGCGGGGCGGATCTCCTCGATGAAGCGAGAGGGCGCGAGCCGGGTGTGGCGGATCGATACTTCCTCGAACCCCTCGACGCCCCAGAGATTGCGGTTCATGCAGACGGCTCGCAGGTAGAAGGCCGCAAGCTTGAGAGCGCGGGAGCCGACCTCGGAGTTCTGCACGTAGAAGCCGCGGAACATTAGATCCGGCGATCCGTCGGGCAGCTTCCCGACCTCGATCGGGTTTCGGTCATCGACGAGGAAAATGAAGACGTCGCGGTCCGACGCGTAAAGCGTCGTGCTGTCGGTCGTGACGGGCGCCTCAGGATCGTACATGTGCGTGCGCCAGTTCAGGACGCCAGGCACTTTCCAGTTCGTATCGCCCGTTCCGTTGCCGGCTATCTGCTGAACGGCAGCCACCACCTCGTGGTCATAGATGCGGCCATAGTCCGGGCCGGTGGCGGCCCTGAGTTCCTCCGGTGTCGAATAGAGCTTGATCTGTTCGGCCTCGCGCGCGAACCGCAGCCTATAGGTCAAGACATCGGCAACCATCTGAGCCGGCAATTCGCGCAGGAAGCCAGCCGGGGCCTTCGCCAACGTCGCGACCTGGCTGAATGACCAGTGCGTGAAGGGCACGAGGCCCGCAGGCTGGGCTACATAGAGCTTGTGAGCGTCTTCCACACTCTTTGGCTCGGGAGCGAACAGCTCGATCGTCTTCGTCGCAACACGGGCCTCGACTGAGGCCGCAGCGCGGGTGTGAACGCAGGCACTCAGATCGTCGAGGCTCAGAAACCGTTCATCGGCCGGCCTAGCGAACCATTGGCGCGAGACATCGCCACGCATCTCGCCCTGCTCAAAATTACCGACGCGATATGGGCTCGTGTGAACGTTCATCGTGATCTCCTGTGGTAGGGAAGGTGCAACGGCACCCCTGGCCGGCCCTCGCGAGCCGGCGCGGGCTGGCGTCACTGGTCGAAAGCGACGATCACCGTGTTCACGGATGTCCCGGACTCGCGGAAAGCGTTAGCGGGCAAGGCTTGGATCTCGCCGGCACGCTCGGTGAGGAACTCGCGAAAGCGCTTGGTCCTGCCGTCCTGACGGAATGTGACGCCCGCACTCATCACCGAGACGAGCCGCCCGCCCGCCTTGAGAAACTGGGCGGCATGCAGGACATGAGAGATGTCGGCCTGCTTCGCGAAGGGCGGGTTCATCACCACTCGGTCGAAGACCGGGGCTGGGTCAATCGAGAGGAAATCCCGACAGGTCAGCCCCCCTGCGCCGAACGCATTGAAGAAGCGCTCGCGGCACACGGTCAGGCGCTTCGGATCGATCTCATTCGCAAAGACGGTCGCGCCGCCTTTGAGCTCGCCGACGACACCCTCGACGATGTTCCCGATGCCGGCGCTCGGCTCGTACACCTTCATGCCGGGCTGGATGCCTGCTAGGGCCATAAGCGCGGCGACGACCTCGGGCGGACTGTCGAACTGGCCGAAATCCTGCTTCGTCCGCTGATACGTGCCGGTGAGCAGAATGGGCTCAATGACGTCCGCCGCATCGCCATCGAACACGTGAGCCTTGGCCTTGGCACTCCACTTGCCGCCCGCGGCTTCGAGCACCTTATTCACGCTTAGGTAGAGCTTGCGCTCCAGCTGTCCCACGAGGCGGAGGCAATTGCCTTGCGTTTCCGCGGCGCTGAGCGCGGTCATAACGTCTTGTTCAACGAGCATTTGAGGTCTCCAGTTGGGCTTGGCTTTCATCCTCGGCGCGTCGCAGCCTGCGGGCGCGCACGATTGCCAGGGTGAACAGGCGGTTGATCTCGTCGTTGGTGACGCCGTCCTTCAGCAGGACAGCGCGAAGGGCTCGCCGATCAGAGAGAGTGGCGGGGGCTGCGGCGATCGCCATTGCCATCCGGTCGAGCAAGACTTCTCGTCGAGCAGCTCGATCGCGCGGGCGGTCACCTCGGCCGAGGGCGTTCATGACCGTCGTGTGATGAAACCCGAAGTACAGCCCGATCCGCGAGAGGCTGAAGCTCTTGACGTCGTGCAGGTACTGGTAGGCGTCCCGGCGGGCGAGGAAGTAGTTCTTCTCTCGAGAACGCGACCACAGATCGCTGTACCGAAGCCCGTGAGCCTGAGCGATAGCCGCCAGCGTCTGCCTCGTCGCCTTCGCCGCCGTCTCGACGCGCTCAGGCATGGCCTGTGGGGACTGCGTCTCCATCACAGCGCCCTCGCGAAGAGATCATCGCTCGGGACTTTGGCGCCCCAGGGCAGGCCGAAGTGCTTGGCGCAAGTCTGCCCGTACCCCACACCGGTCGATCGCTCGTCGGTCAGCTTGCTGTTGCAGAAGCAGCAGCGCCCGGTCATCCGGCCGTGCTCGGAAGCGACTCCAGCGGGGTCCTCGGCGAATGCCTTGAGCCCTTCTACCAATCCGTCCGGTGCGCAGCCCCTGGTCTCGAACTGCCCGCTGGTGAGCACGCGTCCGAACCAGCGGCCAACGCCATAGGGGGCATTCTCGGACACGTTCAGCGAGCCGGGCACGCGGGCGTTGACCCCTGCGCGCGAAATGCGGACCTCGCCGACGCCAGCCACCTGCAGCACGATCGCTGGGCGCTTCAGGTGCTTCTGAGCAGTGTCGAACAACCGCAGGATGCCGGCCATCTCGCCAATGTCGACGGGGGCAGGCTTCGGCTGCGACGCACGGCCGGTCAGTTCTCTGACCCAGAACATTTGCTTGTCGGATAGCGGGCGGCTCGCGGCTTGCGAGAGCAAGCTTTCTGCGAATGAGCGGTCGCTGCCGCTCAGGCGCGCGACCGCCGCGCTCAAAGCATTGAGCGCTGGTTCCGTGAAGGTATCCATCACGATCTCCGTGGTAGGGGATATGCAAGAATGATGTATGATTACATCATTAAAGGCAAACAAAAAGCGAGAAAGTAGCCTTCAAAGCTCCCGTTGATGCATTTATGCCTCAGGCGGCGAAGAGCGCGGCCTGGGCGTCAGCATCGCGCAGTTGCCGCTCCATGCGGTAGATCGCCGTCTTGATAAGGGCCAGCTTCTCGATCATCAGCTTGTAGCGGTTCGGATCAACGCGCTGTGCGGCGACGCATTCGCCGTCTTTGAAACCTGCCGCCACCATCACGCTGATCTGTTCGATCTTGCGCTCGAGTGCCGACAAAGCTTCCTGATCCTTCTGAGAGACAACAGGCAAGTCCATCAGGTTCTGCTGGGTCTCGGGATTCTGGAAGGCTTTGACTGCCGCGGCGACGTCGTAATAACCGCTGCCGATCTTGCCCTTCGCAATTCCGCTCGCAATGGTTTGCTGCTGATGCTTCTCAAGGCGTCCAATCAGAGCGCCGGTCGTGTATCCGAGCTGTCCGGTCTGGACCAGCTTGCGGAGTTGTTCGTCTAACCCCAGCAGGGCGAGCTTCTCGCGGATGCGATAGGCGTCACACCCGAGCATCTCGGCCAGCTTCTCGACCGCATAGCCGCGATCGACCATCGCCTGGAAGGCTGTCGCTTCCTCAAGCGGGCTGATGTCTTGGCGTTGCAGGTTTTCGACGATGGCCATGACGGCCACCTCGTCATCGGTCGTCCTGCGAACATGGGCTAGGATCGATTGATCCTCCAACTGGCCACGACCGGCGAGCAGGCAGTGCGCACGCCAGCGCCGCTCACCCGCAATGATCATGAACGTGCCGTCGCCTCGCGGCGTCACCGTGATGGGCTGCATCAGCCCGTTCTGCAGAATCGAGGCAGCGAGCTCGTGGAGAGCCTTGGTTTCAAATTCTTTGCGAGGCTGGTCGGGGTTCGGAACGACCCTCTCAAGCGGAATGCGCTTTAACATCTCTGGCTCCGTGGTAGGGGGAACCGGAATATTATAGATGTCAAAAACTGAAAAAGCACTTTATTTACAGATATTTGCATGCGATTGGCTAGCGCTGCCACCTGGGCGACGAAATTGTGCCAGTCCTCGACCTTGACCTTCGCTAGCTGACTGGGAAAGAGTTCAAGGCGCTGGATCAAGCGGGCGGGGTTTAGGGTGACACTAGACATTTTCGAGTATTGGCGCGGAGTTCCGGGCGAAGCCAGGGTGCATCCCAAAGACCTGGAAGTGCTCGGTAGGCTTGTGAACGCCACGCTAGCTGACTGTCCATTCGATCTGGGGTGCCTTCCATTGCCTTGGGGCGGCCCACTAAGAACCGCTCGGGTCGTTTTGCTATTTCTAAATCCAGGTCTGAGCGCGCAAGATCATTTGGACGCAGGCGATCTAAACGCGCAGTTTCGTTATTTCCAGGCGCGATCTGGCTATTCGCCGCTGCTAGGGCCTGATGAGCACCGGCCGGCTTGGGAATGGTGGGAAGAGCGCACGCGAATATTCGGTGAGTGGCGGCACCTGCGTGACAAGATCGCCTATCTGAATATGTGCCCGTACCATTCTTCGCAAATGACCGACTATACATACTTGGCGGCGTTGCCCTCCAGCCGGGCATGCCTCGGGTGGGCGCAGGACATACTTTTCCCACAGGCGGAACGTGGAGAGCGAGTCGTCATTTGCCTGCGCTCCAGTCGCTATTGGGGGCTGAGAAGCCCCCAGCGGTATGGGTTGGGCCTTTTTGCCCCAGCTGTACAACGGCGTGGAGCGATCACTCACGCGAGCGCGCCAGGAGTAGATCGGAACACGATAGTCGCGGCTGTAAGAGCGGCCATTGAACGTCCGCCATTTAACGGAATCACAGATTAGGTTGCGCGGCGCCTCCGTCGAGACCGGCGGGCACCCCCTGCCGAGACGAGGTTCAACTCCTCGGCGCCGCTCCACCCTCCCTCAGGTGACCCATGTTCGCACGCGGCTTTCTGGGCGTGGTGCCCGCGACGCTCGTAGGGGCGATCATACGGCTTTGCCGGCCCGATGAATGGAAGGAGGTCTTCGTCGCCTGTTCGGGCACGTTCAGGACGGAGCGCGGCTTGGCCGGGCGGTTTCCCGACCTGGTTGTGCGCTCCAACGACGTCAGTCTCTTCTCGACAGCGCTTGGGCGCTTGGCGACGACTGAGCCGCTCGACTTCACGTTCAAGGGCGATCTCGCCTTCATCGAGAACCTTGGCCTTCAGGACCCGCGCGACCGGATGGCCGCGATCCTGGTTGCACTGGACTATTCGGCCTTCCTGCGCGGCAAGGCCAACAGGTTCAAGGTCGCGCACGCGGCCCATTACCGAGAGCATTTCTGGGATCTCGTCCAGGCGACCCGGCCGAAGCTCGACAAGGTGCTGCACCAGATGCGCATTACGAGCTACTTCGGCGGGGACTTCCGCGATCACATCGCTGAGGCTATCGAGCGCGGCGCGGGGGTCATCGCCTATCCGCCGACCTTCCGGGGCGGCTACGAGAAGCTGTTCGAGGTGCTGCACGCCAACGTCGACTGGCAGCCGCCGCCGTACCGGATGTTCGACCCGAAGGACATCGGCGAGGTCGTGCGCGGGCTGGAGAATAGTGCCTCGCCCTATTTCGTCTACTGCGACCAGCCGGTGGACGGTCTCGACCCGGTCATCCGCCTTGACCAGGCAGGGAAGCGCGTCATCTATGGCTATGGCCGCGCCAAGGAGACGAGTTTCCGGGTGCGGCGCTACGGCGGGAAACCCTTCGCGTACAGGCCGATCGATCTCACACGGCTCGGCCCGGCAACCGAAGTTCGGATCGTCAAGGCAACTGGCGCGCAGGTCGACTTCCTCCGCAGCACGTATCTGCAGAAGTCCATCCAGTTCGCGTCCGGCGACTACCAGGCTCTCGTCTTCCTGGACGACATGCTCGCTGGCGCGATCATCTATCAGCGCTCCACCTTCGCGTTCACGCCAGAGACGGCCGACCAGCTTTACCTGCTGAGTGACTTCGCGACCACGAGGGCAGGGCGGCTGGCAAAGCTGATCGCCCGCATAGCAACCCTGCGTAGCGTCATCCGTCCCTTCGAGCGGGCTACCCTGGAGCACTTCGACCGACTGCTGACCACGGCCTTCTCGGATCATCCGGAGGCCATGAAGTACCGGGGCAGCTGGAAAGTCATCAACCGCCGGGAGAACCCGGACGGTACAAGCCGCTATCTCATCAACTACGGCTCGCCCGTGCGCGATGAGTCCCCTCAGCAGGCCTATGAATGGTGGTGGAATCGCGATGGCGAAGCGCAAGTGGCCGCAGCTCGCGACGGAACAAAGGCGCATCGATCCCCGGCGCCTGAAGCCGCGTGAAGTGAATGCCCGCTATATGGACCCCGGCGAGTTCAAGCGGCTCGTCGATAACGTCTCGACTGATGGCGCCCTGACGTCCGCGGTGCTGGCCTGCCAGAACTCGGACGGCAGCCTGGAGATCCTGTCAGGCCATCACCGGACAGAAGCGGCGGTCGCGGCCGGCGTCGAAGAAATCGACGTCATCGTTATCACGACTCCGCTGGACGAGGACCGCAAGGCGGCCCTGCAGCTCTCGCACAATGCGATTACGGGCAAGGACAACCCGTCCATCCTGCAGGACATGTACCGGAGCCTGTCGCTCGACGCGAAAATGTTCTCTGGCCTGACCGACGACATTCTGGACGGCGTCGACCGCATCGACCTCACCGCCCTGTCGAGTCAGAATCCTACCTACGAGGAGATCCGGCTGTCCTTCCTGCCTGATGATGCCCAGACCCTGGAAGCCAACATCGACAGGCTGAAAGCCGGCGCTCAGAAGGTGAGGGCAACGCACGTGGCGCGCCTGGCAGACTTCGATGCCCTCTTCGATGCCATTGTGCGCGTGAAAGTCGAGCGCGGGATCGTCAACTCCGCGCTCGCGTTCCTGGTCATGAGCGAGCTGGCGTTGGAGCGTCTCGATCAACTCGGTGAAGATGCGCTTGCTTCGCACGCAGAGGCCGGGACCGCTGGGATTTCCACGCCGAACTGACGCACGCGGTATGCGTTGAGATCGCTTAGGCTGCCGAGCATCTGAAGGGCGACGGTTGCTCGTTCAACGACAGCTCGCATGTCCGCGGTCGGGTTGGTCATTTGGCGAAATTTCAATCCACCAGCAATCAGGGCTTGGAGCTCGTTTCCCGATTTGTTTGAGAACAGGTCGTGGTAGGCGGCAACCTCGTATTGGCCGGCCTCTTGAATCAGCTTGTCGCTGAGCGCGCCTTTGGAAATTGCAACGAGGAGTTCCGCGAGCGGCCGAGGGGCTTGCGCGCTGTCGCGTCTGAGCAGCAGTTCCTTGAGCCTGGAGCTTTTGAACGATCTAACTTCGTCATCCATGTCGGCATATTCGTAGTCAAAGTCACCGGAGAAAAGATCCACGGCGCCGAGCAGCTGGTCTGAAAGATCGCTTCTGCCAAGCTCGGAGAACAAGGTGATTGCTTGATCGAGGGTACTCACCCGAAGGTGACCGAGATGTCGGCAGATCGTCGCGCATAGCTCTGCCACTGGATCCCCGGCCTCAGAATCGAACGAGTAGGTCACGTTCTGCCAAGCGGCCCGAACACTGTTAACTGCTTCCTCTTTTCCTATGTCTGCGGCCTTAGCCCGAGCTTCTTTCAACAGCTGATCCACATCGAAGTATCCACGATCCACGCCGTCAATAAGCGCGGCGTCTAATCGGCGATCGAAATAAAACCCGTATGCGGCCAGGACCTGGCGCTTCTCGGCAAGTCCATCTTGCTCGGGCCCCTCCTTACCCTCCGCTTCCTTCATGGCCTTCAGAAGCCAAGAACTTGTGTCTTTAACCATGCTCATAGGCGGGGCATCGATAGGCTGGAACTTGCTGAACACCGCCAGAGCAAGTGTTTGCACCACCTGAACATGAATTGGTGGTCCAAAGTCTTTCAAGATTTCCAAGGCTTGTTGGCAATGCCGTTCGGCCTTTTGCACGGTTCGGATGTTCTTGATCCTCAGGGCGCACACACGGTCAAACAGCTCGTCGTGAAATGAGTATCTCTCATCTAAAGCGATCCGCGCGACGTCCTCAGGTGTTGGTTCAAACCGGATTAGAGTGTCAGCCACCTTTTCGATCTGAGCGTCGAAGGTAGTCCTCTCCGACTTCTCCAATCGTTCTTCATTCAATATCAGCCCCACATTACATCCGTGCGCGTCCTTGAGTTGGCATGCGAGCCCGAGGACATCGCTCATTGGGATCGCCGCGCGCTCCAGATCATCGAGGCATATCGTAATGTTTCTTAGATCAAGGAACATGAGCGCTAGAGCTGCATGCTGAAGGCCGCCCAGCGGCAATTTCTTCGCAACCTCCGCCATTGTTGAACGCCGTCCTGGCGATCCCGCCCACGTTTTCATGAACTGGGCCGAGCTCGGTGGCTTTCTCATCTCTGACGCAGGCACTGTGTTCGTCAAAATGGCGGTCTTCACCTCGTCGAGGCTTTTTAAGCCAAACAGCGACACGTAGGCGTAATCCCGCAGCGCGCGATCAGGCGTTTGAGATGCCTGTTCCGCAATCCATTTCCATGCGTGGGTCTTCCCCGCCCCCCAGGCGCCGACAACACATAGAACCTCTGGCCGCGGCGCGTACAAGAAGCGCTCGATCGCCGGCTTCAATTCTTTCAGTGACATGGGTCCCCCTTTCGCGATCCCCCTCGGTGCCCTTGCGTGGCTGATGAGAGTTATCAAAATTTCGCCCGAAAAGAATTCGACCGATTTGGACCCCGATCGAGGCTATGTGAACCAACCGACCACGATGGCAGCCGCCACGAGAATCGCACCGTACCTGCACGTCTTCTCGAGCCGGAACAGGTAGGCACCCAGTTCTGCTGAGGCCACCGTGCTCACAGCGGGGTCCGCCTTCGTCTCGATTGTGGTTCTCGGCTCGTCCTGCTCAGGCGCCTTAAGGTCCTTCCAAATCAGTCTTCGAACTTCCCCATGGGCTGGTTCAGGCGATTTGCTGGCGTGTTCGCGTCGCGGGACAAGGTAGCGAGAAAGGGTTTCATCAGGGTGTGGCGACAGATCATATTCTGTCACCCAAGCGTCAAGCCTCACCTGTGCGTGGAGTGTCTCCACTTCTCCTGCTCGGTGCGCTGCGACAAGGGCGTCGAACTCGTGGTCCCCGAGGAAGAAGTCACACCACCATTCGTCCCGGAGCATGCCTTCATCGTCGACGGGATGAAATGATATACGCGCCTCCCATGGGCGCACTGTGCCTGGCGTCGGGGAGCGATGGATGCCAATGACAAGCTCGTCGCAGCCATCCCCCCAGCCGGCCACTCTGAGGCGAGTCCCTGGGTCTATTGTCCCTCGGCCATACAAGGTTTGCATGTGTCTTGTTTCGCCCGCCTCGTCGCGGGATACGATACCTTCAAGGAACAGCTCTCGGACTTCGATACCTACAGGACGCTTCCGCGGCGCGCCTGAAAAATAGGCCTGTGAAGTTCCTGGCACAGTCAGCTTGATCCCGTCGAACTCCGACTTGAGAGCTTCGCGCTTTTCTTCAGCCATGGCCAAAATTCCCGCTCTACGCCTTCGTTGATCGACTCGCGTGAGTATCCCGCTCAGCGGAAGGGTTATCAAACTTGACGAATAAAGACACCACAGCGCCCCGCGAGCGTCTCGGCGGGCGGCGGGAGCAGTTCGATGTCCCGACCATCGCAGAAGCGCTGCGCCAGGCAGCCGGCGTCATCAGCCTCGCTGCCGCCCGTCTGAAGATCTCACGCACCGCCCTCTACCAGTATTTCGACCGGCACCCAGAGCTGCACGATGTCCGCCGAGAGATCGAGGAGGAGACGCTCGATCTCGCCGAGGCCGGCCTGCTGGAGCAGATTCGGGACAAGAACATGACGGCCCTGATCTTCTACCTGAAGACGAAGGGCAAGCAGCGCGGCTACGTGGAGCGCTCTGAGGTGACGGGGCCGAACGGCCGGCCGGTGAGCGTGCAGGTCAGCGCGGACAATCTTTCAGTCGACGACGCCCTCAGACTTGAAGAGCTCGCGAAGCGTGCCGCAAATCCCCAGCCTGCAGGAGCTTGACCGCAGGATCGCCGAGGGCCGCCTTTCCGAATACATCAAGCGCGGCTGGCATACGGTCGAGACGGCCAGCTACCAGCACAACTGGCACATCGACGCCATTGCGGACCATCTGGAAGCCGTGGCGCGGCGCGAGATCCGGCGCCTGATCATCAATATCCCGCCGCGGCACATGAAATCGCTGTCCTGCGGCGTCTTCTTCCCCTCCTGGGTGTGGGCCCAGAACCCAGATCCGAACAATGAGGGACACGGGCTTCCCATACGGCCCGGCACCTGGATGGGGCCTGGCGTCAAGTTCCTGACCTTCTCGCACAAGGTCGACCTGTCCGAACGTGACGCCATGCTGTCGCGGCGTGTGATGACGAGCCCCTGGTATCAAGGGCACTGGGGCCGCCGCGTCGCATTCGCGCCGGATGAGGGCGCCAAAGGACGCTATCGCAACACCGCGATGGGCGCCCGCTACACGGGCTCCACCAACGCCGGCAGCCTGGGTGAGGGCGGCGACATCGTCATGATCGACGATCCGCACCCCACGTCAGGCATGTCGGACGCCAGTCGCGAGGCCACGCTCGTCACCTACAGCGAGACGATCAAGAGCCGCGTCAATGACCCGGTCAACGGCGTCTTCATCCTTGTCATGCAGCGCCTGCACGAGCAGGACCTGACCGGTTACATCCTATCTCGCGAGATGGGTTGGGATCACCTTTGCCTGCCGGAGGTCTACGAGCGGACGCATCCGCATCCGGTGCGGTCATCGATTGGGTTCACGGACCCGCGCGGGGAGGGTGACCTTCTCTGGTCTGATCGCTTCACGCCCGAGGCTCATCGCGAGCGCGAAATCGAGTTCGGGCCGTATGCGACCGCCGGCCAGCTCCAGCAGCGTCCGGCACCCCGCGAAGGCGGCCTCTTCAAGAAGTGGTGGTTCGTCATCCAGCGCGCGGCACCTGGCGGCGGCGTGCGGGCGCGACGCTGGGATCTTGCAGCCACCGAAAAGCGCCCGAAGTCCGACCCTGACTGGACCGTCGGCGTGCGGATGCTGAAGACCCACGACGGCATGCTCTGGATCGAGGATGTCGTTCGGCTCCGCGGCTCGCCGCTGGAAGTTGAGCAGGCGATCCTGAACACGGCCCGCCAGGACGGGATGGGTGTCACGCAGTGGGTCCCACAAGATCCAGGTGCGGCTGGCAAGATGGTCGCGCAGCGCCTCGTCAGGCTGTTGCAACCCTATCCGGCCCGCATCGCTCAGGAAGGCGAGATGGGGGACAAGATCGCCCGCGCGGACCCGTTCGCGGGGCAGGCGGAGGCCGGCAACGTTGTCCTCCTGAAGGCGGACTGGAATCACGACTTCATCGAGGAGTTCGGCTTGTTCCCGAACGGCCGGCACGACGACCAGGTCGACGCTGCATCAGGTGCATTCCTCGCCCTTAACAGCACCGGCACACCAGCCATTCGGGACATGATCGCATGAGCGCTAACCCGCTGACACCGGGCATCGCCCAACAGGATCTGGCGGACGACTGGCGCCTCATCGCCGGGTTGCTGAAGGGTGCCAAGGCGCTCCGCACGCCGGAATACCTGCCGCAATACGAGGCCGAGACGGATGCGGCCTACGCGGCCCGCAAGAGCCGGTCCTTCCTCTACCCGGCCTTTCGGCTGGCCGTGCGCAACATCACCGGCCGCGTCTTCGCCAAACCGCTCTCCATGTCGGAAGACATGCCAGAGATCGTCGACGGCTGGACCGAGGACATCGATCTGCGGGGCAACTCTCTCGATCGCTTCGCCCGGACCTTCTTCGCGGATGCGCTCGCCTTCGGGCAATCGCATATCCTGGTCGACTATACGGACGTGCCGGCGGAGGCCGATGCGCTGACCGAGCGCCAGCTCGAGCCTCGGCCCTACTGGATGCACGTGCCCGCGCTCAATCTCCTGGCCGCTGATGCGACCCGGATCGGCGGCAAGATGGTCTGCACCTACGCGCGCATTCTCGAGAGCGAAACGATCCGCGAAGGCTTCGTGCAGAAGCGCGTGCCCGTCGTGCGGGAGCTGGAGCCCGGCCTTGTCCGGCTCTGGAAGCCGGACGGTAAAGGCGCGTGGGCCATCGCCGACGAACGCCCTATGACGATCCGCGGGCGGCCCCTCAGCAGCGTCCCTCTGATCTCTTACTTCGCTGGCGAGATGGAGGACGACTACACGGCCGCTCCGCCCTTGCTGGAGCTCGCGAACAAGAACCTCGAGCATTTCCAGTCAGCCTCCGACCAGCGCAACATTCTGACCTTCGCGCGCTTCCCGATGCTGGCCCTCTCTGGCAGCACGGCCCAGGAAGTCGATAGCGACGGCCACCCCAAGCCCTTCGTGGTCGGCCCGCGGAAGGTCCTGCAGACGCCGGACGCGAACGGCAAATGGTACTACGTCGAGCCGCAAGGCAACGCCATTCAGGCCGGGCACCAGGATCTCGAAACCCTCAAGGTCGAGATGAAGGCTCTTGGGATGGAGCCGCTGCTGCCCACGACCGGCAACGTGACCGCGACCTTCAACGCCATCTCGATGGCCGAGGCACATTCGGCCGCCCAGGCAATGTCCTTCGCGATGAAGGACGCCCTGGATCAGGCTCTTGTCGTGACGGGCTTGTGGGCGGGCATCGACGAGCCAGGCTTCGTGATGGTCAACGCGGACTTCCAGCTTGGGACCGGCGAGGCCGAGCGCATCAAGGCGATCCTCGACCTGCGCGGGCGCGGCGATCTCTCACGCCTGACCACCTACGAGGAAATGCAGCGCATGGGCGTGCTGTCCGCCGACTTCGACGCCGACGAGGAAGATAGCCGGCTGGCCAGCGAGCCCGACTTCCAGATGGGCGGTCTCGATGGCGGCGTTGAGCCCGAGCCGGCTGACCCTGAGGGTGACGACGCGTGAATGAGGCAGCTCTCGCTGAGGCGCTGACCTACCACCGTGTCGGACTTGAGCGCTACTCGTCGCATGTACTGCTGCGCATCGCCAAGCTGCTCGCCCGTGTCGAGGACGACATGGAGCGCCAGATCCGCGACCGCCTGGGCAATCGGGGAGGGGAGCTCGACCCAACGTCCGAGCGGCTGCAGAACCTCCTGAAGATCATCCGCGACCTCAATGCCGAGGCCCAGGCAGCCCTGAGAGGCGAGCTCACGTCCGGCATGGTGGATGCGGCCAAGCACGAGGCCGACTGGAGCCGCGAGGCGTACACGCGGGCCCTGGGGGCGGGGTTTCAGTTCAACGTGCCGTCGGCAGCGACCCTGCGGAGCCTGGTCACCAGCCGCCCATTCCAGGGACGCTTTCTCAAGGACTGGGCGGCGGGTCTCGAGCGGGCAACTCTGGACCGCGTCAAGCAGCAGATCCTGATCGGCATCACGGAAGGCGAGGGCATCGACCAGATGATCCGCCGGCTCCGTGGCACCAGGGCAGCGAGCTTCAAGGACGGTGTCTTCGAGATCAACCGTCGGTCCGCCGAGATGGTGGTGCGCACCGCCGTCAATCACGTGACGAACGCCGCGCACAACGCGACGCTGCAAGAGAACATCCAGCTGTTCCCGCGCTATCGGTGGGTCTCGGTGCTGGATGGCCGGACGAGCCCCATTTGCCGGGCTCGAGCTGGCCAGATCTACGAGACGGGCAAAGGACCGGTCCCGCCAGGCCACCCAAACTGCCGCTCGACGATCGTGGGCGTGCCGCGTGGCTCAAAGCGGGAATCGGAACTCGCCTATGACGCGTGGCTGCGCCGCCAGCCCGGCGAAGTCGTGAAGGACATCCTCGGGCCGACCAAGGCGAAGCTTTTTCTCGACGGCGAGCTCAAGATCGACCGTTTCGTAAATCGGGCCGGCGAGGAGCTCACGCTGGTTGAGATCCAGAAGCGAGAGGCGGAGGCGTGGGCGCGGGCGGGGCTTCAGAGACATATCTAGCGATCTCTGCCTTCAGGCGCTCCCTCACATCATCGATCATCTGGCATAGTTCTTCAAGATCCTCACGTGTGAACAGCAGAAGTACCTGAGTGTAAGTAACGTTGATCGGCGAGGTGGTCAGCGCGACCTCGTTAAGGCCGGGATCTGAGTGCGCGTAGGCTTTGTGACGGGCATCAAGGACGCGGCCGTGAAGGTTGCGCCAGCGCTTTGAAGCGCGCGGCGTAAACTCGCGCGGAAGGCGATGTTTCGATCCGCTGTCGGTGAACGGGCGTCCATAGGCGACGACCATCGCCGTCATATAGGCCTGTAGGTGATAGAAATCCTCGACCGGGCCAGTGAAGTTCACCGTTTCGGCGTCCCAGTCATTTCTGAGCACATGCTCGCAACAGAACTTGGCAAGCTGCAGGTCCCGTCTCGCGGTGTACAGCCGCTCCAGCGCCTGTGTCATGCCTCCCCCTCTACATCGAGCACTTGCCATGATTGCACGGTGATTCGCTCGCTGTCATATTACGGCGATGTCTCGTTTCCGCGTCATAGACGGCGGGCCAGCTGCAGAGCCCGAGCCGCAAGCCCCGCGGCCCCGCGTTGGCAAGCCGCGCGCGAAAGGCGAGACGCGGCCTTATGCCTGCCGAGAGTGCTCCGACTCGGTTCAGTACGAGTTCTCCGCCCTGATCCAGGTTCGCAAGGGCACCGTAGAGGATGGGCGGAACATCTACGGCGGCTCGCTCTGGTGGGCCTGCGCCCGCTGCCACGGGCTCAAGTTTTTCATCCGGCACTGCCGGTAGATCAGCGAATGCCTGCGGGACTACATGTCATTGATGTCTCGCAACCACCTTGTCGCTGATGCGAGTCCACACTAAGGAGGCCGTCGCTAATTGACACCCAACGACCCCACCTTATACTGGCTGTGATGACCGGCAGCGCAAAGGCGCATAGCCTTGCCAGTTCTTCGGAACGCCGGTCATGTCCTTCATATTAGGGCCATTCCGCTCTGAGCGGCCAAATTTTTCTACGGCAGGCGAGCATGCCGCTTCCTGAGATAACGGAATCAATTCCCTGGCGCCACGGGGCGGAGTTATTTTGAGCGTGAAATTGAAGGCAGTATAGAAACACGTCGGCCAGTTGAATAAGTCGACTATGGTGCGACTTTGCATAATGTACAGTATCGATGATATTCCTTATCCGTTTACCGCGAGCCCAACGCGTAACCCCTAGCCTATATTCGGCCAAGCTCGCGACAGACGGGCTAATTGACGGTTCATCGTAGTCGCCAAAAAGCATGCCGAGTGTTTCCTTGGAGGACAGCAAATCGTCTGCCTGTTCCACAAAATACATAAACGCAATTTTGTCAGGGGGCGTGCTCGATGCAACAATATTCTTGGGGTTTATCTTGACGTAAAGCCTGGAAATTGTGGGCCGCGCTGCAACTGTCAGCAGTCTCTTCAGGATTTCTAGGCGGTCGTTATAAGGTCTCCCTTTGAAATTCCCGGACCCGCGGCATATCTCTATTCCGTGAAACTCAGTACTCTTCTCCAGGTTTTGGGATCCGAAGGCGTCGAATGAGATTTCGTTCAACTCCCTTTCTATGCCCTGGACTTCGAGGTGTGGCACACAGATCCCCCCAAGCCAGAAGGAAGTCTGGTTAGGCGGGTCATATTTCACTTCGTCGAAATAGATGAGGTGCATTGCTGAAACTGACCCTTGAGATCACGCCGATGCACGGCACGTCAAAACTGATGCTATGTATGATCCAGGGGAGCGTCGCAATACCCATCCGCCGACGAATTGTTGATAGCGCAAAACGATAACCACTGCCGTCATGCTGATCGCGTCCCGGACGCGGGAAGTTGATGCAACATCGGGATTGGCGTTGTGGTGTACGCCCTCATTATCGCGCTCTGGTGGCATGTTGCCTATCGAGCATGCGCTGAACTCTGGCTGCCGTTTAAGTGAGGAAGCCGATGGCTGACATCGTCCCCATTCGCGGCATGGAAGTCAGGCCGGCGGGTGAGCCGGATCCCGAGATGGTCCAGATCCTTGAAAAGCTGCTCGCCCAGGCTCGCCGGGGCGAGATTGCCGCGATCGGTTACGCGGTCGTTGCACCCAACACAGAGATCGCCACCGGCTGGCTCGGGCTCAGCGGCACGCGCTATACGCTCGGGGGCGCGATCGGCATGCTCGAACTCCGATACAGGCACGCGCTGGTGCAGGGCTAGGCCGCCTTGCTCGCGCTCACGGCCCGCATGACCGCCTCTGGCTCGCGATCGATCACGCGTAGCAAGGTCAGGGCAGCCGCATCCGGCGACCGGCGACCATACTCCCAGTCGCGCAGGGTCGAGAGCGAAAGGCCGTACCGGCGTGCGAACTCCACTTGGGTCAGTTTCTGGCCCTTTCGGATGGCCGCGATATCGACATCGCCGCCATGCACCACCTTTGCCGGATTGGCCCGGCCTTCGGCTATCGCGAGAGCCTCATTCGCGCTCGCAATGAGGCGTTCTCCGAACTTCGTCATAGCTTGATGCCTTTCCTGTATGCGTCTGCGATGCGGGTGACCACGCCGGCCAACTGGTTGCGCTCGGCCTTTGACAGATTGGTCTTCTCCCGCTTGTCGAGGACATCGAGCAGGAACACCGGGATATCGTCGCCTCCAAAGTAGTGAATGGTCCGATACCCGCCGCTCTTGCCCTGGCCGTGGCCGGGGTGCCGCATCTTACGAACACCGCCCGTGCCCTCCATCAGATCTCCCGCAAGAGGGTCGCTGGCAATCACGTCGACCATGGCGGCGACTTCCCCTTCGCTCAAGCCGATGCGCTTCGCTTGCCTGTCAAATTCTGCTGTCTGGATAACAGTTTGCGGTGCCTTCTTCATACTCCATACTATGGCATTGCCGTAGTTTTGGCAACTGAAAAAGTAAGGCATTGCCGTATATACAGCGAGGCGCGAGGCCCGCTGTCGACCCCCCGCTTCGGCGGGGTTTTTCATGGGCTCCCGCGTGAGGCTGGAGCCGATGGGCGTGAGGCCCAGAGGTGATGCATGCTCAAAGCTTACGTTGATGACATCGAGGCCCTGGATGAGGGCCTGCGCCAGTTCTATCGCAAGGTCGAGGACGACAAGCACCCGCTCGGGGGCAAATTCGTGCTCGCTGTGGAGCCGGTCGCCGGCTTCGGCATCGAGAATGTCGAGACGCTCAAGTCCGCTCTGGCGAGCGAGCGCGAGCGTCGCGAGAAGAACGATCGTCTCTTGAAGGATTTCGAGGGGCTCAACGCCGCCGACGTGCGGCAGAAGCTCGAACGCCTCGAACGCGTCTCCAAGATCGACCCGGACAAAGAATCGGACCGGCTCGCCGCGGAGAAGATCGACGCCTTCAAGACCCAGGTGCAGAAGGACATTCAGGAGCTCAAGACCAGGCACGAGGACCGCGAAGGGCGGCTCGTGCAGCAGGTCAACTACCTGATGAGCACCAGCGAAGCGAAGGGTGCACTCGCCAAACATGGCGGCGATATCGAGCTGCTTCTTCCGCATGTCGAACGGCAGACGCGGGTGAAGGAGACCGAAGATGGCCGCTTCATCGTCGAGGTGATCGACGACAAGGGGATCGCCCGCATCAAGGACGCGTCGGGCGCTCTCATGACCATCGAAGATCTCGTGATCGAAATGCGCGGGAAGGACCCCTTCGGCAAGGCGTTCTCGAACTCTGGCACCTCTGGTGGCGGCGCCAAGCCTGGCGCGGCCGGTGGCGGTCGCCCGACGGAGAAAAACCCTTGGTCGAAGGACAACTTCAACCTGACCGAGCAGATGCGGATCTCCCGAGAGAACCCGGAGCTCGCAGCGCGTCTGAAATCCGCCGCGTAGTTGTTCTCGGCGGGGCTCGGTCTGTTTGGGATGAATACGCCGCGGCGCGCGCGCTGATAGGCCAGCACGCTGTCATCGCCGTCAATGACGCCGGGGTTCACTACCCCGGTCCGATTCTCTGTTGGGCAACACTCCATCCCGAGAAGCTCGGCGGATGGCGGCGGCACCGCGGAGGGGCACCGCCCTTTTACGCGGCGTCGCCCTGGCGTCACGACGACGATGGCGGAATCGACTTCCAGCGAGAGGATCGCTGGGGCGGTTCGTCGGGCCTTTACGCGGTCCAGATCGCAATCGAGATCTTCGATTTTCACAAGATTGTCCTCTGCGGTGTCCCGATCGACGGCGCAGCGGGGCACATTCGCGGCATCGACTGGTGGGATTGGCACGCCGATTACCGCCGGGGCTGGCTGCGCGCGCGTCCTCACATCGCAGACCGAGTTCGCTCTCTGTCCGGCTGGACAGCAGAGAACTTCGGCGTGCCCTCACCCCAATGGCTCTCTGCCCCCGCTCTGGAGTTTAAACCATGGCCGAGACGAAACTCGCCAATATGATCGTTCCCAGCGTCTTCATGGCCTATACGGCCCAGCGGACGACTGAGCTCACGGCCTTCATTCAATCCGGCATCATGCAGGATCTCTCGACTGTACTGGCTACGCTCCTGCAGGGCGGTACGACGGTCAACATGCCGTACTTCAACGACCTGACGGGCGAAGACGAAGTTCTGGACGATCGCTACAACCTGTCGGTCAACAACGTCACGACAGGACAGGACGTCGCTGTTCGCCTGATCCGCGGCAAAGTCTTCGGTGCCTCCGATCTGTCCGCCGACATCTCCGGCGCTGACCCGATGCGCCATATCGCGGATCGCTTCGCCGCCTACTGGTCCCGACGCATCCAGGCGATTGCCCTGGCTGTCGTGAAGGGCGCGATGGCGACCACGGCTTCCGGCGCTTCTATGGCCGGCAACACCCTCGACATCTCGGCGCTCTCCGGCGCGGCTGCGTACTTCGATGGCGAAAGCTTCATCGACGCTACCCACAGGCTCGGGGACCACGCCGACGGCCTGCGCGGTGTGGCGGTGCACTCCGATACCCTGGCGGCTATGAAGAAGGCGGACCTCATCGAGTACATAAAGCCGTCGGACGGCGAGGACGAGGTCCCGACCTACCAAGGCAAGCGTGTGGTGGTCGACGACGCCATGCCGAAGCTCTCGGGCGGCATCTACCACTCCTACGTGTTCGGCCCAGGCGCGCTCGGTTTCGCTCAGGCCGACCCGGAAGTGCCGGTGGAGACCGGGCGTGAGCCCCTCCAAGGCGGCGGCATGGAGTACATCGTCCAGCGTCGCCAGTACCTCGTGCATCCGCGCGGCGTGAAGTGGGCGCCTGGCGGCGGTGTTCCCGCCAAGGCGACGCCGAGCAACACCGAGCTCGGGACGGCCACCAACTGGGCACGCATCTACGACGCCAAGGACATCCGCATCGTGCGGTTCATCCACAAGCTGGCTGCGTGATCTGCGGGGCCGGCTCCGGCCGGCCTCTCCTGACTGAAAGGAGATTCCCATGAAAGGCTGGAAAGCTCGCGAGGATGCGGCGCGCAATCGTCGGTCTCTCGAAGCGTCTCGCCAGGACATCCGTGAGATCCGGCGTCGCCACCGCATGGATGAGGAAGTGCGTCTCGCGGCTGAGGCCTTTGGCGACGTCGCGGACACCGAGGCGCCCGGCCCCGAGCCTACCGCGGAGCCTGAGCCTGTGCCGGTGCCACCGGACGCCGTCGTCGACCCGGAACCCACGCCGGATCGTTTCAGCGCGATGGCTGACGACGACCTTCGGCTCTTCCTTGCTCAGAATGGCGTTCGGCCGGATGGCCGATGGAGCCGCGAAAAGCTGATCGAGAAGGCTCGCGCGGTCCAGGCGTGACCCATGAAGGTGACGCATGCCCTACGCACTCTCCGCCGACATCGACGCTCTCTATGGCGAAGACCTCCTGAAAGTCATCGCCGATCGAGACCGCAGCGGCACGGTCGACCAGCCTTCGGTCGACCGCGCGCTCCAAGAAGCAACCGGCGAAATCGACGCCTACATCAGCCAGCGCTATGCGGTCCCGGTGTCCCCGGTTCCGACCGTGCTGCGCCGGGTCTGCGTCGACATGGCCGTCTACTATCTGGCCGGCGAGACCGGGGCGACGATCACGCTGGAGATCTCCCGCCGATATGAGCGTGCGCTCTCCTTCCTGAAGGACGTCGCCAAGGGCACGGCGACCCTGGGATCGACCGAAGGGGAGGGGGATCCGCCGACTTTCGGCCCGGTGCCAACCCTGGGCACGTTCGGTGAGGCGGTACGCGCGTGACTGCCATTGAGATCAGGATCAGTGGGCTCGACGACATCACAGCCAAGCTGAACGCACTTGGGATCGGTCTTCCGAATCTGACGATGCTGGTCGCCGAGACGGTGCGCGGCCAGACGGTCGATCGCTTCAACATCAAGCACGACCCGTCCGGCACGCCCTGGGCTCCGCTCAAGCCGTCCACTGTCGCGCAAAAGCGCAAGGGCGGCGGCATCCTGGTCGAGAGCGCCCGCCTTATGAACTCGATCACCTCCGACGTGGTGGGGCTCGAGGCTCGCATCGGCACCAACGTCTTCTATAGCGTCTATCACCAGACCGGGACCAAGCACATGCCGGCGCGCGAGATCTTCGGGCTCGAAGGCGGCGACCTGCAGGAGTGCATCGACGTCATCGAAGCGTTCATCGCGGACGTTCTGCAATGAGCACCATCGCGACCTACCACCAGGCGCTTGTCACGCGCGTCCAGACTACGCTCGGCTCGGGGGTGCGTGTGGAGCCCTTCGCGGGCCGCTTCACCAGCAAAAGCCTGGATAGCCATCTCCTGCGTCCGCCAGGCGTGAAGATCGGTGTGGTCGGGATCGCGGGAACAGAGGCGCTGGCGACCGGCCGCGTCATTGTCAACACCCAGTTTCTCGCCGCCATCGTGACAAGCGACGTACCGGGCAAAAATCGCGACGCCGGGGCCTTGGAGCTGATCGAGGCGGTGCTCCACGCCGTCCGCCGGCAGCAGCCGGGCACACCGGGCGTTGAGTCCGAGCGGCCCAAGAACTTTCGCGCCGACAACCTCTACAACGCCGAGCTCGAGGAACGTGGCGTAGCTCTCTGGGGCCTCGCGTTTCAGGTGCCGATCATCTGCGGGGTCGATGACCCGATCGATGTAGCGCCCTGGTTTGGCGAGATCACGGAAATCAACAACGGCACAGCCACGGGGCACATCGGCGATCATGTCGAGATCCCCGTCGAGGTCTATCCATGAGCCAGCTCGAACAAGCCTTCCGCATTCTCATGCGCGAGGTCGAATGGCTGAGGAACGAGCTCGAAGAGACCAATCGGCGCCATCGCAACCTGTTTCGCCCTGCCGAGGTCACGGAAGCGCACGCGAGCGAGTATCGGGTCTCTGTCACGGCCGGGGGGCTCCCTTCCAGCAAGGTGCCGTGGGTCGAGGTCGCGGGCGACAACCAGACATGGTTTCCGCCCTCGAAAAAACAGAAGGGATACCTAGTCTCCCCGTCGGGCGAGCCGGGCGTCGGGTTCTTCCTCCCGACGAGCTACACGGATGACAAGAAGCCGCCCTTCGAAAGCCGCGGAGATCTCTTCGGCATGAAGCGCGGCTCCTCGTACATCACGGTCGAGGATGGGCTCATCACCCTGCGCGCTGATCGCATCAGGGCCGTTATGGGCCGCTGGGATTTCGAGCAAGGCTGATGCACGGCATCGCGCGCCGCCCCGTGGACATCGCGGGCGGGAATCAGCTCTCGGGCCAGCAGCATTTCGTCTTCAGCGAAGGCTTCGAGGTCGTGGTGCTGGGCGATCTCGTTCAGGCCCACGGCTTCCCGCCACACTCTCCGCCGCCCCCGATGGTCCACGGCTCGCCCTTCGTCTTCATCAACGCAATTCCCGTGTGCCGCGAGGGCCACCAGGCCTCGTGCGGCCACGCCACGAGCGGCTCACCGCTCGTCTTCCTGGAGACATGATCATGCCCCGCTACACCGTTCTCAAGGCCGGCTTCTTCAACCAGTCCTATCAGGACGAGAAGGCCGTCATCACGCTGACCGAGAAGCAGGCGAAATACCATCTGCTCGCGGGGTCGATCGAGCTCACCCGAGAGGACAAACCTGACCCGAAGCCGTCGCCTAAGAAGCCCTCGGGTGACTGATGGACTCGGCGGGCACCAATCCGCTCACAGGCCAACTCCTGACGGATTGGGAGCACGTCCAGGCCTCGATTGCGGACATCTTGATCACGCCCATCGGTACGCGCGTGATGCTGCGAGACTACGGCAGCCGACTGACCGATCTCATTGACCAGCCGCAGAACCGCATCACGCTCGTCGACTACGTGCTCGCCATCCACGAAGCACTGGATCGCTGGGAGCCCCGCTTCGTGGTGACGCAGGTGCTTCTCGAGGCCGCGACCGCAGGTCACCTCACCGTGCAGATCATCGGGCAATACCGGCCGCGGGCGCACCTCGGCGATCTCAAGGTGGCTGACGTCCGTTCAATCTTCATCCCTATCCAGCGCGCCGCATAGGGGCTCCCCATGACCCGCTTCACCGCGTCGACGCTCGACCTGTCGAGCCTCGATCCGGCCTCGCTGTGGCCGGCGCTCACCTTCCAAGGCTTCACGGACGAGCGAATCCACAGTGCCGAGGGGCTCCTTGCCCGCCTTAGCGCTGCCGGCATCCCGTTCAACGTCGAGAACCTCGAAAGCGACATCACGATCAAGGGGCAGGAGACGTCTGCCTATCGTGAGCTCCTCGCGCATCAAGCCATGCGCGATATCGCCCTCGATCTGACCGTGGCTTTTGGACGGGGCCGCCTGCTCGATCTCAAGGGGATCGAATACGGCACGACGCGTCTTGTGGTCACGCCCGCCATGAACGGCGCGGACGCCGTCATGGAAAGCGACGATCGCTTTCGCGCACGCATCCAACTCGCCCCTGAGGCCTTCGGTGGGGCAGGGACGCCCGGCGGTTACATCTACCACGCCACGGCGACCTCGCCCGATGTCCATGACGTCGGAGTCGTGATGCTCGGCCGCGGCACTCCGAATGTCACGGTCGAGCTGACCATCATGTCCGCAAGCGGAAACGGCGAGCCTTCCGACAGCCTTCTGGAGGATGTGCGGCGGCGGATGCTGTCCGAGAATATCAAGATGCTCACCGACGTCGTGACCGTTCGGAGAGCTGTCGCGATCCCCTACACGATCGCAGCCGTCTTGCATGTACCGTCAGGCCCTGACCCGGAAGTCATTCGCCAGGCAGCCATCACATCCGTCAACGCCATGGCGTCTCGTTACCAGCGACTTGCTGGCGGCGTGCCGCATTCGGCCGTCGTCGCTGCGCTCCATGTGGGTGGCGTCGACCACGTCACAGACGTCACGCCGACGAATGACGTGCTGACTGAACGCTACCAATTCGGCCGTCTGACGGGGGTCAACGTTTCGATCCAGGTGCTCCGTGGTTGAACCGGTCTCGCTGCTGCCTCCCTCAGCCAATCGTTGGGAGCTCGCGCATGAGCTGACTGACGCCTGGCGGTGGTCACAGCTCGATCCGCACTGGATTGTCAGGCAAACCAGCCCGCTGACGTGCGACCCAACCGTATTGCCGGTCTTGGCCTGGGATCGCTCCGTCGATCTTTGGGACAACAGCTGGCCGATCGAGAAGAAGCGCCACATCGCATCGATCTCGTTCCAACTACATCGCGCGAAAGGCACGCTGGGAGGGATCAAAGCCCATGTGTCGATCATGGGCGGACGGATCATTAAGGCTACCGTCCCTCCGGCGAAAACCTTCCTGATGCCGAAGCTGACGGATGAGGAGCGACAGTCCTTCCTGGCCCGCTTCCCGCAGTTGCGCATCTATCCCTATCGCGTGCGCGAACAGGATCGCTTCATCACCACCACCAACGGGTCGATGGGACTGAAGATGTCCTTTGTCGGCCACATGTTCCCCCGTGACACGCGCGCCTACGACCGCTACCGCCGCGAGGCGCGGCTTTGGGATCGCGGCGTTGAGACGGTGCTGACCTACAAGGAGGTCCGCCGCGAAGTCTTTGACGGATTCACAGCCTACGATTTCGAGCAAATCATCCTTCCGCAAGTCGCGTCAGGCGCGATCTATGCGGGCCAACGGCCGAAGACGCGTATCTTCTTCGGCCCGGCCGGTGTCCGGGAGCGGATCATCTCGCTGCGGATCGATCGCAGCTACGCCTTCACGCTCGGCAATCGCAGCTATCAGACCATCGTGCCATCGCTTGACCCGATCCAGGTCGAACCCGAGCTCGTGAAAGCACCCGGTGTTGCGCCCGCGAAGGCGACGTTCCCCACGCGTTTCGTCGGCACGACCTTCCTGCCGCCTTCGACCGCCTGGGAGCGGATTTACGAGTGCACTTACCTGTGGGACCCGACGCGCTTGCCGGAGGCTCGGCGGCGCTGGACCCACATCGGATACACCCGCCTCGGCATGCCGGCTTACAACGCCGAACTGCAAGTTGAGATCCGGGGCAAGCGCTCACGGTACGCAGCAGGGCGCTTTCTGCGTGGTCACCTCATGGAATCGAGCCGCGCGCCACTCGACAAGGTCTGCCACGCGGTCGGCGTCTCGAAGAGCGCCCGCGACAAGATCCTTCTCGAAACCAAAACCCTACGTCCGCCCCGACTCGGCGACCGTCTCAAGGTCGGCTTCCGCTTGGGCATGCTTGTGAGGAATTAACATGGAGCGCTCGGTCATCTTCCGTGACCGCCAAGAGTTGCAGTCCAGCGATCTTGGCAACCAGCAGGGCTTTGCGCGCGACAGTATCGATCACGTTGTCCAGGATGCGGTGACGGCCGGCGTTCGCCGCTATACCGGCTTCGCCGTCACGAAGACCGGAGCCAACCAGGTGACGGTTTCGGGCGGGCGCTTCTATGCGAACGGTCCGGTCTATTTCAAGGCGGAAGACACCGTCATCGATCTGTTCAACGTGATGCCGCTGCTGACCAAGAAGAAGGTCGCAATCACGGTCTACGGCACGACGATCGAAGTCGACGTTCAACCGCGTGACTTCCTCGTCGATCCCGAGACAGGCGCGACTGAGCCGGAATCCGTGGCCATGGAGCAGCGGCGCCGCGCCGAGGTCGGCTCTGTGGCCGGCTCGGAAGCGCCGGACCCGCAAGCTCCCGCGGTCGACGCGAATTATCTGATCATCGCCTATGTGACCCTCGACCCCAACGAAGTCATTCAGGTGGAGCAAGTCGAGGCAAACCGCCTCCCGTCCGTCGCCGGCAATGCCGCGGCGATCACCGACTTGTCCAACTGGCGCAATCAGACAGGCCGACGGATCGATACCGTCGTCACCGACGTGGCGAACATCAAGGATTCGCTGGAGCTCTACGCGACTGACGATGATATCCGCAAGATCTGGGACAAGTTCGCGCAGATCGAAAAAGATATCGCGCAGCCGGCCGCCTATGTCCTCTATGAAACGGATTATCTGCTCGACCCGGCGACCGGTGATCCCGCTGAGGCTGGCTATTCGGCCGTGCACGACGAAGGCATTCGTTTCCCGAATGCGGCCAGCAATCTCCTCTCCCCTGATGTTCTTGCTCTCTACAATCCAACCGACCCGGCGATCGTCATCAACTCGAACTTCATCCTCCCCAAGTTCGACGACACGATCCGCCTCGATTGCACCGGCTATACCGGCGAGATTAATATCGGCGAGTACGTCTTCTCGAATACTGAGATCGTACAGCTTACCCGCACGCGCGAACGCATTCGCTACGGTGAGACTTTCATCGTCTGCACCAACTCCAACTATTGGCGACTTGGGCAATACGATCCGATCAGTCACACGCTGCGGTACAACGGCGAGACCTTCGAGGTCGTCAACTGGCAGGACGTTCAGAACCAGCAGGGCCTGCGCCTTCAGCACTACCAGGTGCGCCTCAAGCGCATGTTCGTCGATACGGTCGAAGAGAACTACTGGGATCGGGTCACCTCGACCGCCACGATCTCGGGCCAGAAGGTCGCCCAGACCTTCCTATGGGCGGCCGATGGCTGGCTGAGCGCTGTCGGGCTTTATTTCTCGCGCGTCGCCGCTACGGGCAATGTGGAGGTGCTGATCGCCGAGACGTTCCTCGGTCAGCCCGACATGAACAAGGTGCTCGCCCGCGTTACCCTGAACCGCGCCGACATCCAGGTGGGCACTGGCAACGCCAGCGCGGGCCTCCCGAACATTCGCGAGACCAAGGTGCCAATCCAGCCGACCCTCCTCAAGGGCGGCCAGCGCTATGCCTTGATCGTCAATGCCAACGCCCAGCACTATCTGGCGACGACAACCGCCGACAATGCCGTCATTAACGGGACCTGCTTCCGCACTACCGACGGCGGCTACTTCCTCGGCGACCTTGTCACTGACATTAAGCTGCGGTTCTACGGGGCCCAATTCCGCTCCAACCGCGCGACCGTACAGTTCGCGCCCTATTCGCTGGTCGGCGGCGTGACGTGGGTCGATCTGACCTATGAGGCCAATATCCCAGCGGCGACCATGCTCACCTGGGAAGCCTATGTGGATAACCGGTGGCAGCCGTTCGACCCTGGTGATAACGGCGTCGATTTCACCGTTCCTCCAGCCGTCTTGCAGATCCGCGCCGTGTTCACAGGCACCAAGGATCTCATGCCCGGCATTGGCATTGGAACCAAGTCCCGCGTGCTGTATGGCCGCGGCGCGACGGCTTTCAACTGGGCGTCTGACAACAAGCACCTGCCCTCCGGCTGTGACAACTTCAAGATCATGACGCGGCTGGAGAGTTTCGACGCTGGCGTCCACACCTGCGCCGTCACCCTAAAGGAAGGATCGACGACGCACACTGCCGTCGCGGTCCAGGATCGCATCGTCGAGGGCGGCGCGATCGAGCGCACGTCCACTTTCGCCCTCGGCGGCAACATCACCGACTACAAGATCAAGATCGCGGGGACCACGGCATCCGCCATCAACCCGTTCCTGGTCTCGATTATCCGCCACTACGCGACCACGTGAGGGATCAATGGCCACGCCTAAGAAACCCGAAGACGACAAGCCCTACGAGGACGACGCCTTCTACGCCGTCACGATTGTGAAACCAGCCGATCGTCAGGGCATTCAGTGGCGGCCCGACCAGCAGTATCCCTCGGTCAAAGGACTCCTCCTGAACCAGATCACAGACCTGATCGGCGAAGCGCGAAAGCTCTGAAATGGTCGATCTGTACCGATTCGCGGACGATACCCTACTGACGACGGATTTCTTCAACCGTCTGTTCGGGGACATCGATGGCCGCCTCAAAGGGAGTGAGGCCAGCCGTGACAATATCGAGACGCGCACAGAGGCGGCCATCTCGGCTTTCAATCAGCGTGTCAATGCCGTTCTAGCGGAGTTCGTCGCGTCGATCACCGGTATCGCGCAGGTCGGCGCGCTGTCAAATATCAGCGCTTCCGGCAACGTCGAGATCGCTCTCGGGCCGCGCATGGTGACGGTGTGGCCACAATATCGCGGCCAGGTGACTATTCCAGCCTATGCTTACCTGACCGCTGCGAACGATCCCAGCCTCTCAATGGGTGGCCCGATCAGCGGCTACGATGCGAATACCGGCGAACTCACCGTCAATGCCATTGTGGCTAACGGCGCTGGTAGTGCGCTGGACTGGCGTATCGGGATCTCGGCCTCCAACACCTTCTTTCCCGAGCAGGAGATCTCTGGCAGTCAGATCCGCTTCCGCCGTCCTGATGGCTCCTGGGGCGACTGGCTCGAGGTTGGTGGCGGCGATATTTCATCGATTTCCGGCCTTCCAGCGGCGCTTGCGTCGAAGGCGAACCAAGCTGACGTAGTGGCTGCGCTCGCCGAGAAGGCGACTATCACAGCGCTGACAGAGGGCTTGGCGCTCAAGGCGGCGATCTCGCACCTGCATACCATTGCGAACATCACCGGCCTCCAAGCTGCGCTCGACGCGAAGGCGGCGATCACGCACGTTCACGACATGACGAATATCAACGGCCTGGCCGACGCCTTGGCCGCGAAGGCTGCCGCGGCCGCGGTGCTGGCGCTGTCCGGCGGCACGTTGACCGGGCTGCTGAACGTCAAGACACAGTCCGTCGCAACCGTCGACCTGAACAACATTACCGGCTCGGTGGCCCTGAACCTGAGCAACGCGAACCATTTTCGCGGGACAGTAACGGGCAACACCACCTTTACGATCACCGGAGCCCCAGTGTCCGGCGTTGCTTTCCCAATCATTCTCGAGCTGACCAACCCCGGTTCCAAGACCTTGACATTCCCGTCCGGCGCGAAATGGCCGGGCGGAACTCAGCCAGCCTTCACCGTCTCGGGTGTCGACATCATCGTCGGCATCAGCCGCGACGCAGGCGCGACGATCCGCTGGGCACTGTCCCAGAAGGACAGCAAGTAATGCTCTGGGAATACATGCTCGGCTCGGGTGAGGAGGCTCTGCCGCCTGATATCTGGCTGATGATGGGCGGCCCGTCGTACAGCGGGCCGTGGAAGGCGGCTGGCTCCTCTGATGGCGTGAACTTTGAGTTCCGCGGTGACGCCTTCCCCGGCTCCTCGTTCAACGTATGCCGGGGGGCTGGGCGTTGGGTTTCCATCGCCACTACCAACGAGGTCTTCACATCGGTCGACGGGCTTGATTGGACGAGCGCAGGTATGCTGCCAGTCCCGGACGGCACCACGATCAATTGCATGGCTTTTGCGAACGGCCTGTTCGTCGCCGCTGGCACCGGCGGGCGCCTGGTTACCTCTCCCGATGGCCTGACGTGGACTCTTCGGACATCGAATTTCCCAAGCGGGCAGATCGGCGCCGTCGCCTATGGGAATGGCATTTGGATGGCCGTTGGCTCGTCGCAAAATGTCATCACATCGACAAATGGCACGACGTGGGCAGCCAAGACCAACTCGCTACCGGCGAGCAATCTAACAGGCGCCATCTATGCTATGGGCATGTGGGTGGTTATTGGGACCGCAGGGCTTCTTGCCACATCCGCGAATAATGGGACCAGCTGGACCGTCCGCAATCTTTTCGCTGGAAGCAAGAACGTCATGACTATTGCCTTCACGGGCACGGCTTTCTTCGCCGCAGCGACGGACGGCGTAGATCATGTCGGCTACGTCTCAACGAACGGCACCGCATGGTCGATGCTCGTGACATGGACTGACATGCAACCCGTCAAGATCACATCTGGCGGCAGTCGGATGGCCCTGCTGGGGTACGATGGGGCAACCCCCTTTGTGAAGACGAGCACGAACCACGGGGCGAGCTGGTCGCCGATCACGATACCGGCCGAGCTCGCCTACGTCGGCGCAATTGCATACGCGGGATAATCATCGATGACATCGTATGATACGCGCGCCAGCGCGACTGCGCTGGCGGCGATCGATATCGCTCGTGGTGTCCTGACTGATGCCAACCGATCGCTGACCGCCGCCACTGCTCAGAACGATCGCGCGCAATCCGCTGAGGCACGGATCTCCGCCACACTGGCTTCCTTTAAGGTCCCGCATCGGTGGGTAGGCACCCGCCTCGATATTCTCGGGCCTGAAGGCTTTGTGGACGGCGCGGATCTTGTTGGCCCACCCGGCTCTCCTGGCAGTAACGGCGACAGCGCCTACCAGATCTGGTTGGCCGCCGGAAATACGGGGTCGATCTCGGACTTTCTGCAGGCTCTGCGCGGTAACCGAGGCGACCCCGGCCCCAGCGTCTATGAGTTCTGGTTGGCGCAGGGGAATGTCGGCACGGAAGCTGAGTTTCTCGCGAGCCTCGTTGGCCCTACAGGCGCGAGTGCCTACCAAGCTTGGCTCGACGAAGGCAACACCGGGTCGGCAGCGGAGTTCATCGAAGCGCTCCGGGGGCCGCCCGGTTTGGACGGCCGAAACGGCACCCGCTGGTATGCGACCTTCAACGCCGCGCCTTCGGCTGGTCTTGGCTACAACGACGACTTCGCGATCGATCTGGTCACCGGGAACGTCTACGAGAAGGCATCTGGCACTTGGCAAGATAGCGGTTACAGCCTCATTGGACCGCCAGGTGCTGGCAGCGGCGACTTCTCCGGCCCGGCCGGTGCGGTAACTGACAACATCATCCTTTTCGCGAGTGGCACGGGTAAACTTGGCAAGGACTCGGGGAAGAAGCTCAGCGACCTGGCCACAGCCGGCCACGGGCACTCCGACGCCACGACTGGAGTCTCTGGCTTCATGTCGGCGACCGACAAGACGAAGCTCAACGGGATCGCATCGGGCGCCACGGCGAACTCCAGCGACTCCACTCTGCTGAACCGAGCGAACCACACCGGAACGCAGGCCATCTCGACGATCGACGGCCTATCCACCGCGCTGGCGGATAAGGCTGATGCAGACGATGTCGCCATGGCACTGGTGTCGAAGGTGGACGCTGTTGACCTGGCTACCGTGGCCACAAGTAACAGCTACGTCGACCTCGACGACAAGCCGAACATACCCTCTGTGCCGGCGGATATAGGCGCCGCTCCGGTCAGCCATGGTCACATTATCAGCGATGTTTCAGGCCTGCAGACAGCGCTGGACGGCAAGCAACCACTTGCGTCGCTCCTGACCAATATCGCCGCGCTCACGATGATCGCTGATCGGCTGATCTATGGGACGGGCGCCGGCACGGTAGGGCTTGCGACGCTGACAAGTCACGCCAGATCGCTCTTGGCGGCCGCGGATGGGGCGGTATCACGCTCTGTGATCGGCGCTGAGGCTGCGGCCAACAAGGGCGCGAACAACGGCTATGCGGGACTGGACAGTGGCGGCAAGGTGCCTGTGGCGCAACTGCCTGCGGCCGTTCTTGGCGCTATGTCCTACCAGGGCACGTGGAATGCCAACACCAATAGCCCGACCATCCCGGCCGCGTCCAGCGGCAACAAGGGCTACTTTTACAAGGTCTCGACAGCTGGCACGACCTCTGTCAGCGGGATCAGCGATTGGGGTGTCGGCGATTGGATCGTGTCGAACGGCACGAGCTGGGACAAGATCGATAATACCGACGCGGTGACGTCCGTCGCCGGCCTCGTAGGTGCGATCACAGGCAGCTCGCTCAAGACCGCCATTGGCCTGCTGAAAGGCGACGTCGGCCTCGGTAGCGTCGATAACACCGCTGATGCAGACAAGCCGGTTTCGACAGCACAGGCCGCCGCCATCAAGGCCAAACCTGAGACGATCGTCCTCGCCTGCAGCGACCTCACGTCAGCGATTTCGGCGGGTACGAACAAGGCCTACCTCCGTATGCCCTATGCCTTCACCCTGACAGCGGTCAAAGCCTCTTTCCTGACCGCGCAGGCGTCCGGCAATATCTTCACTGTCGACGTCAACAAGAACGGCACGACGGTGCTATCGACGAAGCTCACCATAGACAACACCGAGAAGACTTCCGCCACGGCCGCCACAGCTGCCGTGATCTCGGTGTCGAGTTTTTCTGCGGACGATGAAGTCACGATTGACGTTGACCAGATCGGCAACGGGTCGGCCCGCGGCCTGGAAGTCACGCTCGTGGGGTACCAGACGTGAGCTTGATCATTAATCCGTATGTCTTCGCAGCCGCAGCGGTGCCCGTCGGTGGCACCCTAACTGTTGGATCGAACAGTTCTAGTAGAGGATACTCGACCGGAGCGTTCACTTACGGTTCGGTCACGCATCCATTGGTTTTTTCACGGTTTGCGTGGACGACAGACTCGCCTTCGCAAGTAAGTGGAGGTGACCTCATTATGAAAACCAACGTTGGGTCCCTCATTATTAACGGCGTCACAATAGATCTATCGGCTCTCGAAGATTTCGGTGGTGGCCTCTGGGGAAGAGCAAGCTTTACGAATTTCGGCTCGAATTTCACAACTACCAACGGCGCGACCGTAGCCTACCAGCTGGTCGGCGTTCCCGGCACATAGCGAGCGGGGCTCATGTCCATCGAACATATGAACCAAAAGCTTCGGGTCACCGGGGTGATCGACGTGGTCGTGACCGAGACCGTCTCCGATGGCGACGGTGGCTGGGTCCGTTCAATCCGCATCTTCGGTCCGGCGGGAACATCAGCGCCGGCCGTGCTCGAAGTGGTACTCGGGTCTGCCGAGAAAGACAGCATCAACATCAAGACGCCGGAACTCGAATTCTAGCGAATATTCGACCCTCAAAGTCAACGACAAGCATAACCTAATCCACGTTTGAGGCCGCCCTCACTAGGCGGCCTTTTCTTTTGGAGGCCAGTATGGCGACCCAATTCCTCCATGGACTCGAGACTCTCGAGATTTCGGACGGCATCCGGCCCATCCAGACCGTGCGCTCGTCTGTCATCGGCATCATCGGCACAGCCCCGGACGCCGATGTGGAAAAGTTCCCTCTGGACGTACCCGTGCTCGTACTGAATCCGCGTGATGCGATTGATCTCGGGGTCGAGGGCACGCTGCCAGACGCGCTCCGCGCGATCCAGTCGCGCGTCTGGGCCTGGTGCATCGTCGTCCGCGTGACCGAGGGCGCCACGGCTCCTGAGACGATGTCCAACATCATCGGCGACGCCACCCAGATGACGGGGGTGAATGCCTTCCTCAAGAACACCTCTCAGATCAGCGGCGTCGCGCCAGTCGGCCTCAAGCCGCGGATGCTGATCGCGCCGGGTTTCACCGGAGCCAGGCCGACCACGGGGGTGGCCGCGATCAATGTCGGGGCAGGGGGGAGCGGTTACGTCCAGGGCACCACCACCGTGACTGTTGCGGCTGCTCCGGCTGGTGGCCGCACCGCAAAGGCGCATGCCGTCGTCGTAGCGGGCGCTGTTACGTCCATCGTCGTTGACGATCCAGGCTTCGGCTACTCAAGCGCTCCGACCATCACGATCGCCGGAGCGGGCACCTTGGCTACCGCGACCGCCACATTGGGCGCGGTGAAGAACCCCGTTGTCGCGGCGCTGCTTAGCTTGGCGCCGCGCTTCCGCGCCACGGTCTGGGCTGACGGCCCCGGCACGACCCGTGGCGCCGCCGTGACCTTCGCGAGTGATTGGGGCTCCGATCGTCTTTACGTCATCGATCCGCTCGCCCAAGTCTGGGACGTCGCGACTTCTGCAGTCGTCGATGGCCCTGCGTCACCCCACGCGGTCGCTCAGCAGGCCTGGCTGGACAACAACCGTGGGTTCTGGTGGTCGGCGTCCAACCAGGAGCTTCTGAACGTTCTGGGCCCGTCGCGGCCGATCGACTTCCGGCCCAACGACCCGGATTGCGAAGCCAACTACCTGAACGAAATGAAGGTCGCGACCATCGTCGCCTACCAGGGCGTGCGCCTGTGGGGCAACCGCTCGACCTCGACCGACCCGATCTGGTCGTTCCTGTCCGTCCGCCGCACCGCGGATATGATCTACGAGAGCATTGAAGCGAACATGCTCTGGGCCATCGACCGGCCCATCAGCAAGAACTCTTTGCTCGAGATCCAGGAGAGCGTCCGCGAGTATCTGCGGCACCTGCAGATCAACGGCGCGATCGTGGGCGGGAATGCCTGGGTCGACCCGTCGATCAACACGCCAGCCCTTCTGCAGGCCGGACACGTCCATGTCGACTTCGACATTGAGCCGGCCGCGCCGATCGAGCGGCTGACCTTCCGGGCGCACCGGAACGCCACTTACTACGAAGAGCTCGTCGCGCAGGTCCAGCGCGCCGCGGCTTGATCCTTAACGTCCCCAATCGTTTTTCGCCGCCCGTCCCTCCGGGCGGCTTCTCTTTTGGGAGTCCGCGATGCGCGACGTCCTCCACAATATGTCGGTCTTCATTGATGGCGTCGGCCGCATTGGCGACGCGGCGACGGTTCGGCCGCCCGTCCTGACCATGCACATTGAAGACTTTATGGGCGGCGGCATGAATACGCCGCTCCCGGTGCATCTCGGAACGGAGAAACTCGGGGCCGAGATCGAGATGAATGGCGTCCATCGTCAGAGCTTCGCGCTCTTCGGCCTGGCGCCCGGCGTCATCAAGCCGTTCACCATTCACGGCGCACTTGCGTCTAGCGATGGCACAAAGATCGGCATCACGATGCATATGCGGGGCTTCATCGAGGAAATTGATGAAGGCGACTGGGTCAACCAGGAGATCGCGAAGACCAACATCAAGCTCGCGCTCAATTACTATCGGCGTCTCGAGGAGGGCGTGGAGAAGCTCGAGATTGATGTGTTGCTCGGCACCATCAAGACGGACGGCATCGATCAGACCCAGTGGATGAAGGATCGCCTTTATTTGTGACCGCCGTTCCGGCATCCTCTCCACGAAACGGAGGGGGGAGGAATGCGCAAATATCTGGTCGCGGCAGGTTGTTTTTTCTTCAGCCTCAGCTCGGCGCTGTCGGCAGAGCCGTGCTTTCGGAAGTTGGGCGCTAAATCAAGCTTCGGATCTGACGCGCAGGTCAAACTGGTTCAGGAGCTTGCCCGGCGCCCCTGTGATGTCCTTGGCTTTTCCTTCAAATCGGGCACCCGAGAAACACTCATTCTTGCAGACTTGCGCGAGGGTGAGTTGCGGAGGACCGCATCGGCTGGCGGCTCAGTGAGCTGGACTTCCTGGTCCGGGTTCACACGCGCGGAACTGCTCGCCCTAGACCCAGCGAATGGCTTCGAGCTCCGCGGTTTCGTGGCATCAGGCGGGAAGGCGAAAATGCCGGCGGCCGGCCAAGCCATTCTCGATCTCGCGGAGCGACTAAAACTACCGAGCGCGATGGTAGCGCCCTGGTAATCGTCCACCACGTCCCCAACCACAAGGCCCGCCACACGGCGGGCTTTTCGTTTTTGGAGTTCCCTCATGGAAACCTACACGCTCCTTGAGCCCATTACGTTCAACGGTGAGAACATCACCGTCCTGACCTACCGCCGCCCGAAGGGGCGCGATCTCATCAAAATGGATCGTCCCGGCGTCACGGAATCCCAGAAAGTTTTGAACCTGCTGGTCGATCTCACCGAACGGCCCAAGGATCTCTTGCTGGAACTCGATGGGCGAGACTTCCTGCAGTTGTCCCAGAGCATCCTCCCTTTGTTGCAGCTGCCCCAGGAAACCTCGACGACGTGATGGCCGATGTCGCGTTCGCGTTCGGGGGCGGTTTCGGGGACGTCCGAGACCTCTCGATCGATGAGCTCCTGCGTCTGCATAAGCTGGGCATAGAGCGTCTGAAGATCACCGCCCGGAGAGTCTTTTGAGCAACGTCGCTGAAATCCTCATTCGTCTGATCGATGAGGTCACAAAGCCGGCGAAGCAAGTCGCCAACGCCTTGAAGGGCGTCACTGACAGCGCTAACGGCGTCCAGAAGGCCACCGGGCCCTTGCAGCGGCTGCGAGACCGTCTCTCGGCGGCTATCCGGCCGGCATTGGAGCTCGGGCGGGCCTTGCGTCAAGCCGCAGCGACGCCCGTGCAATCGGGGCTTAATGGCCTCACGCTGCTCGCCCGTCAGTTCGATCGGGTGACCGCTTCAGCGCGCAGGATGGCGCAGGCTCTCCGCGAGAGCGGCATCTCGGCTCGGATGCTGAAGAGCGGCTTGACATCGCTATCGGCGGGAACGCGGCAGCTCGCGGGTGGAGCGCTGCGAGCCGGGGCGATCGGGACGACGATCTATCTCGGCAAAGTGGCTGGTGCTGTGGCGTTCGTCAAAACCCAGCTCATGGATACCCAGGTCGAGTTCGAGAAATACGGCGCTGTTCTGGAAGCCGTCACGAAATCGCCCGAGAAGGCCAAGACGGCCCTCCAGGCCATGTCAGACTTCGCCGCGCGCACTCCCTATGAGCTGGGCGAGGTCACTGACGCTTTTGTGCGCCTGTCGTCTTACGGCGTCGTGAATGTCTCCAACATGGAGGATGCGATCAAGACGATGCGCGTCCTCGGTGATACCGCTGCCGCCATGGGCAAGACCTATGAGCAGGCGGTCGAGGCAATGTCGGACGCCCAGACCGGGCAAAATGAGCGCCTCAAGGAATTTGGCATCCTGGCGAACAAAGAGGGCAGCAAGGTTGCCTTCACCTTCACGGATGCGCTTGGAAAGCAGGTCACGCGATCGGTTAAAGCGAGCGACAGGAACGCGATCAAAAAGGCGCTGTTGGACATCTTCGACAGCAAGTTCGCCGGCTCGATGGATAAGATGTCCCGCACTCTAGGCGGGATTCTGTCGAACCTCTCGGACACCTGGACCCGCTTCAAGCAGATGATCGTCGAGGCGGGCGTGGGCGATGAGATCAAGCGCCAGCTCCAGAGTATTCTCGACCTGTGGGATGATCTCAACAAGCAAGTGACCGCGCCGCTGCAAATCGGGGCTCCGCAATGGAGCCTCAACAAGAAGATGCCCTGGCAGCCGGACAACGTGAAACCAGAGGACACACCGACATTCCAGCCTCGGCAGGGCCCGTCTTCTTTTCCGATGGTCTCCGGGACCATGTCTTCCGGCTATCAGAGTGAGGCGACCGGTGCGCAGAAGCTGGCGCAGACGGTATCCGACGAAATCGTCAAGTCGCTCCGCCAGATCCGTGATGTCGTCATGGAGGTTTATGGAGCGTTCAACCAGCTCTACGGGATGCTCGACCGGGTCGCCAAAAGCCCCTTGGTCGACGCGGTTGGTGGGTGGCGGGCCGTGCTGGTCACGCTCCTGGCTCTCCCGATCTTGAGCTCAGGCATCCAGATGGGCGCCGGTCTCGTCATCATGGCTCTTGGCGTCTCCAAGCTCGCTGCGGCACTCGGCGTCCTGGGGGCAGGGGCTGCGTTGCAGGGCGTTGCCACTCTGAACACGCTCACGGCGGGCGGTCTCCTCGCGGGTCTTGGGAAATTCGCCTTGCTGGCGGGCAAGTTCATGCTAGTCGCCACCGCTATTGCAGCGGTGGTGACCAATTGGGAGAAGCTGGCCGCTATCTGGCAGAGCGACACCGGGATTTTCTCGAAGATCGACCAGAGTGTCGCGACGGTCGTGCGCCAGATGACGGATTGGACGGGCCAGCTCTTCGGTATCGAGGATCTGTCAGGCAAGCTGGACGCCATCGAGGCCAAAATTGCTTCCTGGGGCGCGAGCGTGATCGCGCAAATCCGGTCAGTCTTCTCGATCGACCTCAGCGCCCTGGGTGCTGCCCTGATCAACAGCCTTTGGACCGGTATGAAAAAAGCCGGCGCGGCGCTCCTCGATTGGGCCAAGGGTCTCGCGGCCTCAATCAAAAACGTGTTCTCGAACATCACGTTCAGCGCGACGCCGGCCACCCCGAATAGCGAACCGCCGAAAACCGCCCCCCAAAACGATCCCGCTGGGATATTTCGATCGAAGCCGCGGGTCTTGGGAGCGCCGGACTCTGACGCACCACCTGGCAAACAGGGAGCTCTTCCGGCGCTGCCGACTACGCTTGGCCAGGCGCCTGTGCCGGCACCTACGCTCGCTCTGGCGATGGCGGTCCCGCAGATCAAGCCTCCCAGCCTATCCATCGCGCCCCCGTCCGTGACCGTGAGAGCGCCGGAGGTCGATCTACCCGATGTGACAGCGGTTGTTCCGAAACCGCCTCCCCCGACCGTGCAGACGGTTGTGCCGAAGATCCCGCTCCCAGCGGTCCCCGCGCCGAACCTCACGGTCGAGCGCCCAGCAGCGCCGACGCTGACAGTCCCCGCCCCCGCGAGCCGGCCACAAAGTTCGTTGGCTTTCGACCCGGGGCAGGCACCCGCAGCGACCAATGTCGAACCCGTGAGGCGCGAGTCCATCGATAACAACACGACCATCAATGTCACGGTCGATGCGCGCGGGGAGGGAGCGGACAACATCGCGCGCAAGATCGTGGCCGCAGTCGAGGGGCGCACGCGCCGGCTCAATGATGGTCTGAACGGTGGATCGTTCGCATGAGCACTATTCTGATGGGTCTTGGGCCCCACCGATTCGGTCTGGCTGCTGCGAATTATCAAGATCTGAAGAACCGGATCACCGCTCGCTGGCCCGCCAACAAGGTGATCGGCGCGCAGCCGATCTATCAGTTCCTGGGGCCGGACGACCATGAGCTCTCTCTTCAAGGGCTCATCTTCCCCGAGTGGATGTCAGGGTATGACGAGCTGTCAGCGTTGCGTGGAAGCGCGGCGGCAGGCTCGCTCTACAGCTTCGCCTCCAACTTGGGCGATGTGTTCGGCAACTGGATCATCCTTGGCGTGGAGAGCTCAGAAGCGCGCTTTAATCGGGGCGGTCTGCCTCGCCGTGTCGAGTTTTCGCTGCTGCTCGTAAAGGGCTCTTCGCGCTACGGAACCGCGTGATGGCAGAAATCTATGTGACGAAGCCGGGCGATATGGTCGACCTCATCTGCCATAGGCGATTCGGCCATACGCGGGATCGCGTTGTCGAGAAGACCTTGGAGCTTAACCGCGGTCTCGCGGGGCTCAACCATCCCCTTCCCGCTGGTGTGACCATCGCTCTCCCGGAGATCAAGCCGTCACCGGTTCGTCGGGTCAGGCTTTACGACTGATGATCCCTACATTCTTCGTGCTGGTCGACGGGACAGACGTCTCGGCGAACTTCGTCTCGCGGCTGGTGGAGCTGCGGATGACCGATGCGAGCGGGCGGGAAAGCGACTGCGTCACGATTCTGCTCGACAATAAGGATCGGGAGTTGGTCGCGCCCCGCCGCGGCGCGTTGATGTATGCCGCGATCGGCTGGAATGGAAGCCATGACGTCGATGGCGAGTATATCGTCGAGTCGAGCGTGATCGAAGGGGGCGGCGAGCAGCCCTTCACCCTGAGTGTCGAAGGAAAATCGGCCGATCTGCGCGAAACGATCAAGCAGCACAGGACCGAGGACCACCAGAAAACGACCGTCGGCGCGCTTGTGAACAAGCTCGCTCAGCGCAATAGCCTGACGCCAGCCGTTGGGCAGGATCTCGCGTCGGTTGAGCTGGACTACCTGGGGCAGTCCGAGGAATCGGATATGCACTTGCTCTCTCGCCTGGCGCGGCGACTGGGTGCCGTTGCGGCTGTGAAGGATCGGCGACTTCTCTTCACGCGCAAAGGCTCGGGGCAGGGGGCCACCGGTACGTCACTCGGCAGTGCAACGGTCGTGCTGACCGACATTATATATCTGCGCTGCGCTGTGAAGGACCGGCCCCGGTTCGGGAAGGTGCAGACGACCTATATGGATCGCGGCACAGGCCTGGAAAAGCTCTACACGAAAGAGTTCGGAGACGGCGGCCCGGATTTCTTCATTCGGCATCCCTTCTCGACCAAGGATGAGGCGGAGCGTGCAGCCGGCGCTCGCGCACGCGAACTCGAAACCGAGGGCAACACGCTCACGCTAACGCTCCACGGCCGAGGCGATATCGCCGCTGAGATGAAACTCAACGTCGTGGGCATTTGTCCCAACGCTGATGGGCAATGGTCTGTCGAGCGGGTCGAGCAGGTGCTCGATCAGTCTGGCTGGCGCACGGAAGTCGAGTGCACGCGAGACAAGGCGGACAAAGACGCCGGCGGCGACGAGAGCATCGAATAGTCCAACCGTTTGCCAGAACTCGCCTGGGGACGGCGGGTCGCCGGCTTGCCGGCGGGCCTGGGCGTGTTGAGGGACGCGCCCAGGCCGAACCAACCAGCGGAAAAATCCCATGCCGAAAGCATACATCGAGTTCGGGACTGCGGTACGCAGCGCCCCGCCGCTTCACGATGCCGTGCCGCGCGTCACCGAAGCGCTCTCCATCTCGTCATCCGCGGCGGTCTCCACCAACGCGGCAGGCAAAGCTCAGTCCCGCGGATTCAACGTGGTCCGCATCACCGTTGATGCCGATTGCTGGTTGGCGTTCGGGCCGACCCCCAACGTCGACAATGCGAACCTGCGTCGCGTCCTTTTGGCGAACAGCTCAATGGATGTGCTCCTCCCCGAGGGGCACAAGGTCGCGGTGAAAGCGCTCGTCTGATGGCTGGGCTTTCGCTCGACCTCAGGCTGGGATTGTCGCGACGGCTCAGCGGACCGTCGCCCACGATCAACCAATCCGCCCCGCTCATCATCGCGCATCGCTGCTCAGGCTCCATGTACCCGGAGTATTCCGACAAGTCACATGAATGGGCTTATGCCGCCGGGCTGCGGCAGCTCGAGATCGACGGGCGCATCCTCGCGGATGGCACCGTTGGCGTCATGCACGACGCGACGGTCGATCGGACCACGGACGGGACGGGCAACGCCTCTGCCGTGAATGCCGCCGCCTTCCAGGCGCTCACCGTCGACTATGCTTCCTGGTTTGGCGGCGATTACGGCACGCTTCACCCGCCGCTTGCCTTCGACGTGATCGACAAATTCAACGGCAGGGTCGCGTTCCATATCGAGGGCAAGGACGCCGATGCCATGACGGCGATAGTCAATCGCCTCACCGCGATCGGTGCCCGCAAGGATCAGTATGTCCTATCGTCCTTCCAACTCACGACGGCACGCATTGCGCTCAATGCCGGATATGCCACCGCCGTCGTCGCCACGGGTGCCACCGACATGGCCGCGCTCTGGGGCGAGGGCTTTCGCTGGGTGCTGATGGCGGTCAGCGAAACAGACGCGCTGATCCAACAATATGTCACGCAGGGCTTCAACGTCCTGGTCTATACCCTTGAGCGGCGGAAGGACCGGGACCGGTATCTCGCCCTTGGCGTGCGCGGCCTCTATTCCGACGATGCGGAATACACCAGCGGCGACAAGCCCATCGCGACCCGTGACGGCTGGGCAACGCTCCGCTGGATGCCCGGCATGCTGGGGTATCAGAACCGCGGCACATTCGCGGAAGACGGTTGGTGGGGATGGCCGGACTATGTCGGCGTCGCCGGCTGCCTCCAGGGCTGGGCTTGCCCGATCAACGGCCACGACGACGCCAACGATTTCAGCATCGATTTCGAGGCGCGGTTTCATGCGGTGGGGGCCGGCACGGACTGGTTCGGCGTCTGGATCGCCGATGCCACCATGCGCGACCAGATCTACACGGACACCGGCGCCACCGGACAGAAAGGCTATTTCCTTCTGTTCCGGCAAAACGGCCGCATCCAGATCTACCGCCGCAACGAAGCGGCGACGATCAACGTGTTCACGGACGGCCCGGCCTTCGCCACCGATGGCGTGACGGCGACGAAATGCCGGGTGCGCGTCAACTCCACCCAGATCATTGGCGAGAAGCTGGATGCTGACGACATGGTTGTGCAGTCGGCCGTCCTGACCGATACGACGTTTCGCGGGGGCTACCTCAGCATCAACAAGGTGACGAATGCCCGGCCGATGCTGCGCAACTTCGCCGTGTCGCCTGTCAGCGCGCCTGTGCCCGGCGCACTCGATCCGGCCGCGCAGCTTCTGTTCCAGGCCATGACCGACGAGCCGAGCGCCGCGCGCGTCGCGGCGATCAACACGCTCATCGACACGCTGAGACGATGGGATCTCTGGGACGGAAACGGCCTGAGAGCAATGTGGATGCCCGGCGCTCACGCCAATCAGGCCTCGCGCCTCAACTGGAAGGACCCTTCCCAGTTCATGCTCACGCCGTTCAACTCCCCGAATTTCCTCGTCGATCGGGGATGGAAGGGCGACGGGGCGACGAGCTATCTCGGCAGTGGGTTTTTCCCGGCAACGGACGGCGGAAGCTGGGCTGTCGATGATGGATCCATCTGGGTGTGGACCTGCGAGGAAATGCAGGAATCCGTCCCGGCCGTTGGAGCGGGCACGGGCTTTGTCGGCGCCGTCGTGCCGCGCAATGCCTCCGGCAATGCCGAGGGCTTGCTTAACCGCACGGGCACGACGCTCTCGGCCGCAACGTCATCGTCGATCGGCCTGACCGGAATTCAGCGTCGAGGTGCCTCGGATGAGCGGCTGTGGAAGAACGGCGTGCAGATCGCGTCGGGCTCGGCCGCATCTGTCGGGCGCCCAAGTGGCGAGTTTCGCATCGGCGGTCGCAGCCCGTCGACCTTCGCGGGCCAGCGCGTGAGCTTTGCCGCAGTAGCCGGTTCGCTCACGGGCAAAGAGACCGCTCTCTTTTCCGCCCTCAACACCTTCATGCAAGCGATCGGAAACTCCTGATGGCCGCGCATTTCTTCATCATGACGGCCGGTCAGCGCGACGACCTGATGGCCATGAACGATCCCAACGCCTCGATCAATCCCCGCGCCATCGACGCTGCCGATCCTGGCACAGCAACAAATCTGAACCCGGATGCGGTCGGCTTCGCGGTCGGCGATGACGTCTCCTTGACGGGCAAGTTCGCAGCGCCGAAGCGCATCGTCGATGACCCGGACTATCAGGCCTATGTGCCTGACATGATCGCCTATCTGCTCGAGCTGCCTTACGCGCTTCTGGAAGCGGAAATGATCTTCGCGCCCATCGAAGACTGACCTCCGGAGATAGCCAATGAAAATTCTGCTGCTTGCGGCGCTCGTCGCCGCAGCCGTGAGCGCCTGCGCGTCTCGCGACAAGACCGACTGGGCTGGTGTGGCCTATGGCACGAAATATGTCGTCGAAGGCGAAGACCGGTGAAGCTCGTCGCCAACTGGCGCGAGGTCCTGCGCTACGCCTGGAGCATCAGGCTGCTCATCCTTGCCGGCGCACTGTCGGGCGCCGAGGTCGCGCTGCCGCTCCTGCAGGAGATCCTTCCCATCCATCGCGGCGTCTTCGCCGGGCTGTCGGCGCTGACGGTCTGCGGCGCCTTCGTCGCTCGCATCGTCGCGCAAACTTCCGTGTCAGGAGAGAAGCAATGAGCGCTCGCGCCCGCAAGGCTCTGGCGGCGGGGGCCGTGCTCGGCCTCCTCGCCATGACAGCCACCTATTTGACCGAACCGTGGGAAGGCACTGTCAACAAAGCCTACTGGGACAGGCTCGGGCAGGTCTGGACCATCTGCACGGGCGAAACGTTGAATGTGAAGCCTGGCATGGTGAAAACCGATGCCGAGTGCAAGGCGATGCTCCTGTCCCGGCTAGAGAATGACTTCCACAAGCCGCTCACCCGCTGCATTCCGGGCTTCGACAAGGCCCCGCTCGGCTGGCAAGGCGCCATGCTCGATGAAGCCTACAACATCGGCGTCGGTGCGGCTTGCTCGTCGACTGCAGCAAAGCGCGCGCGGGCTGGTGACTTCCACGGCTCCTGCCACGCCATGACCTGGTTCAACCGGGCCGGCGGCAAGGTCATCGCTGGGCTGAAGAACCGGCGCGAGTACGGTGATGCCACCCGGCTGGGTGAGCTCGAGCTGTGCCTGGAGAGCCTGAAGTGACGTGGCTTCTCTCCTTCCTGCCGCTGTGGGTGTGGGCCGTTGCCGGCATCGTCGCCGTCGTGGCGGCCTGGAATTTTCTCGGCCGGCCGGGCGCGATCATCGCGGCCTTCGCAGCCTCGGTCATCGCCGCCTATGCCACCGGCGCCAGCGTCGAGCGCGAGCGCAGCAATGCCGTCGCCCTGACGGCCGAGATCGCCCGGCTGAAAGACGAGAAGGCTGAAGCCGAGCGGCAGCAGCAGGTCTCAATCTCCATTCAAGCCGGCATGGCCGAGAAGGCCGCCGCGACCCGCGCGGAAGCGACCAAACTCCAGGAGCGGGCCGATGCCCTTGAGGACGAATTACGCCGCGAGGCGAGCAAGGCCCCTCCGGCTTGTCGTTGCGGCTTCACTGATGATCAGCGCCGCCGGCTGCAATCAGACATCCCGATCGGGGCGCGTGCCGATCCCACCGCTCGATAGCGAGGCGGCAATGCCATGCCATGATCCGGGGATGGATCGCGATCCAAAGGTTGCGGCCGTCCAACATCGCCTCGCCCTTGCGGTCTGCGAAAGCCGCCGCTCATTGGCCGTCGACAGCTACGAAGCCGTTCGTGCCGGCTTCGGCGTGAAGGGAGGAGCGCTATGAGCAAACCATCATGGCTGGATCTGAAGATCGGGGTTGGCAACATCATCAACCTCGCGGCTCTGGTCTGCGCGCTCATCTATGGCTGGGCCGAGATGCAGGCGAACGACCGCAAGCAGAATGAGCAAATCGTCGCGCTCAAAGCTACGGATGCGCAGATCCTTTCCGACATCAAAGTTTACGATTCAGCAGTTCGTGCCGAGCTGAAAGACATACGAGCCAAGACTGACACCATTCTGGATAAGCTCGTAGATCGCCAACAGGCCACCGTCGAACGTGTAGTGCGGGTTGAGACGAAAGTGGACGAGATCCTGACCAGGCTGCCATCGCGGCTGCCGTAACTGTTTTGGCGGAGCGCGCGCCGCCATCCGTAGCCCCGCGAGGGGCAGCCCTCCTTGGGCGTTTCCTCCCTAGACTCGCCGCCCCTGTCCTTCGGGATGGGGGCGGCCTTTTTTGCGTCTCTGGACTGCGTTCGTGGTGGCTTGACCGACGATTCGGGAGAGCTATAGGATCGTCAAGTCTCCTCGGGGGTCGAGGAGACGTTTATCCGAGGGAGACTCGGGATGAGAAAACACGATTTCCTCGTGTTCATTGGGCGATTCCAGCCCTTTCACATCGGTCACAAGCATATTCTCGACACCGCGCTGGAGAACAGTGACCGTGTGATCGTGATCGTTGGCTCGGCCGACAGCCCCCGCACGCCGCGGAATCCCTTCACCTATGAGGAACGGCGGGGGATGATAGCTGGCAATTATCAATGGGAGGTCGAGAACAACCGCCTGATCATCGAAGCCATCACGGACAACCAGTACAACGACGATGCATGGATCGCTGAGGTGCAGCGCATCGTGTCGGACAAGGTGCTCCATCTCGGCAATGGAGGCGGCTTCCACGTCCATGGGACTAAGGACTTCAGGATTGGCCTGATTGGCTTTGCCAAAGACGGGACCTCCTTCTACCTGAAGAAATTCCCCGAGTGGGATAGCGTGGCAGCCAAGAGCCAGTACGGCCTCTTCAACTCGTCCGACGTCCGCGAGGCTTACTTCAGCCGCGTCGGCGTCCTTCCGCGGGACAACTGTCCAGAGAACGTTGTCGATTTCATGAGGGATTTCCGTCTGTCTCCAGACTATGCGGAGCTCGTCGGAGACGTCGAGGCGGTCCGCGCTTATCGCGCACAGTGGGGCCGGGGGCCCTTTGTCACGGCCGACGCGGTCGTCGTGCAGTCAGGCCACGTCCTTCTGATCAGACGCGGCGCGCGACCTGGGCGAGGGCGCTTGGCGCTACCCGGCGGGTTCGTGAACTGTGACGAGCTGATCATGGAGGCCGCTGTGCGCGAGCTAAAGGAAGAAACGCGCATCTCGGACGCTCGTGGGGAGATCCCGGCAGGCGTGCTGCGTTCCTACATCGAGGACGACAAGACCACGATCTTCGATCAACCCAATCGCGACGAGCGCGCGCGGATCGTCACACACGCGTTCCTGTTCAGGCTCCCTGAGCGCACCGAACTCTCGAAGGTGTATGGCTCAGACGATGCCCAGCACGCTGCCTGGTACGCGCTGGGCAATCTCGACCCGGCGGACTTCTACTCCGATCACTACGACATCCTCCGGCGCATGCTGGGGATCTAG